GGGATTTGGCTTAAAGAAATATATCGGTAATAAGTAATACCCCCCGGAAAATGGTAAACTGCCCATTATGTGAAAAATGGTTCCGCGACCGTTACGCCCTGAGCGCCCACCTGTCACGCTTGAAGCCGTGCCGACAAACGGCCAGCACTCACAAGGAAAATGGGGGGCACAAATCCGCTAACCAGATGCACAAATCCGCTAACCAGATGCACAAATCCGCTAACCAGATGCACAAATCCGCTAACCAGATGCACAAATCCGCCGAAGAAATGCTGGAATCCGCTTGGGTTTTATGTCAGTTTTGCTTACAAACTTTTTCTGCAAAAACAAATATGAAAAGACATCACCTTACGTGTAAATGTAAAGAAGACCCAATCAGGTTATTAGAACTCGAACACAAGGTTGATATTGACATCCCGGAAAATAAACTTGAATGCCGTTTTTGTAATTTAGTATTTGCTCGAACAGATAATCTCAACAAACATATACCAGCTTGTAAAGACCGTGAAAAATATCTCAAAAATCTACAAGAATATTGCAGACCTAATATTATTAATCAAACAAATTGTAACAATAATATTATTAATGTCAATATAATAGCACCCATTGACCTTGATATAGAAGAATACCTTTATTGTATGAAAACTGCAGCAGAAGAATACAACCGAAGTGATATACCCAAAATAGCTGGTGAGTCTCTTTGTTTAATCAACAAAGAACTTTTAAAAAGAAATCCTGAACACCAAAATATAACTTTTCCTCATCTCAACAGTATGTATGCAAATGAGAAAACAGAAACAGGTACAGAAATGATATCTGTTGAAAAAGGTTTTAACCGTATCCTTAAGAGTACTTCAAAAAATATTCTTAAGCATGGTAAAGAAATAGATACCTACGATCGTGAAAATAAAATTGTAGGTAATTTTGAAGGTACCAATTTAAGATTAGTACCTCAGGTAATGAAAGAAGTTCAGGCAATTGAAAAGATGGGTGTTATAGCTCCAGAAATATCTCATTCTGTTTTGAATTCCTTAAAAATGAATAATCTCGAAAAATGAATTTTTAAATTCTTTTAATAGGGCAGCTTTCAACTAATAACCCATTAGCCCATATACCATAATTAGTTTCGTCAGATATATTTTCCAAGGCTACGTGATACACCGTTCGTTGTCCTGGGTATGGATACACAACACTTCGGGGATCCACACATGCAGGTAAACGGTACTTGCCTTGTGTGAGCATGATTTCTCCAAGAACTTCTTTGACACCTTCAAGACATTCTCTCGGTAAAGTGTCAACCAACAAACTATGGCACCCGGTTAGTACCAAATTTTCTTTGAGTTCTTGATAAATGTCTCTGGAAAGAAGATACAGTTGATCTTTGACACGGGTATTTTCCAAGGCACGATTATGAATGACACGCTTACCTACTTTATGAATCCTGACAGGGCCGGTAAGGGTCTTCACAAGATCTCCTTTCTTGAGGTGTTCAATGAATTTATATCCTTCAGTTGTAAGAATCTTAGTACCGCCAAGAAAACAAACCATACTTAAATTAATGTAAAGTAATGGACCTCCGTACATAGCCCCAACGACAAAGGAACCATCATTGTTAGTGCTAACGGATTTCCAATTGCCTGCTGGGGACATCGGAATGGTATTACCCCATCCAGTAGGATTAGAACTCGTTGTGGTTATTATAGTTGCTCCATTAATGTAATTTTGTCCAGCATACACAATTGAACCATTACCAGCAATAGCAGTTGCATCAAGAGCGCTATTGTACCCACCCTGTGTCCATGTAGCGCCGTAATTATTTGAAATATACACATTTCCATAACTCATGTTATCGGTAGCACATAGAACAAGATGTTCACCGGTTGAATCACTTGCAACAGATTGCCAAGCGATATTCTCGGTAAAGTCAACATTTAATTGAGTCCATGTGTTTCCTGCATCACTTGAATAATACACATTACCGTTATAGGCACAAGCAATGACTCGGTTTCCAGTAGAGTCACAAGCAATATCAGACCAATCAGCTGTTATGGAACCAGAGCCATCAAGCTGGTTCCATATGTTACCTACTCCGTCCAAACATCCATAAATGTAATTTGATCTTGTACAAGCGTAAAGTTTACTTCCATCTGCATTGGTGGCTACGCTTGTCCAACTCAGACTAATATTTCCATCAACCCAAGTGTTACCTCCATTCACAGAAGTAATGATAATCCCATAATCATCTCCACAAGCAATCATAACATTGCCTGCTGGATTTACTGCACATCCATTCCAAGAATCGTTAGGTCCGCCAATGTAATTTGTATTTTCAGTCCATGTGACACCTTTGTTCGTGGAGATAAAAAGACCACTTGAAAATTCATTTCCTGCATTTGAAACTGCAAAAATGGTGTTTCCGGTGCTATCACAATCGACATCTGTCCATTGGTTAATATTCAAAGATAAATTGGTGTAATTTTGACCAAGATTAATCGATTTAAAATTCATAGAAGTGTTGAAACCACCAAGTAAAATGTAACGAGTATTAAGATAACATCCAATAGTATACCCACTTGCATCAACGGGAGCAGGAACGTTGGTTGTATTATACCTGATTGGTGAACCATTTAGAGTTTCTTGAAAAAGACAATTTCCTGAAACATCGCAACTGAAACTGTTTATAGCGCTACCCAGTGCAGTAAAAATCGGATTCCATGTTGCTCCGCTATCAGTTGACTTAATTATGTAATAATACGTTTCGTCGTTATAAACTGCATGTATAATGCTTCCATCGGGTGTACATTGAATTCCAGAAGATTTTAAGTCTCCAACATTGTAATGAATTGTTGGACCATTAGGAGCTGTCGAAACAAGATTCCATGTTGCTGCAGCATCAATGGATTTGTAAATTGCACCATTGGCTCCTGATCCGTCACTTGCAATGTAAACAATATTTCCATTACTGGAACAACATACATTACTCCAACGTGCTCCCCCTGGGAGACCACTACTTACAAAAAACATATTTGTAAAAGAACCACCAGCATCGGCTGATTTGTAAATGCTATCAGTCTGGTTATTGCTTCCATAATAAACCAATTGCCCGTCTTGGCTACAACACATGGACCTAATGTAAGAATCAGGCGTTGTATAGTTCCATGTAATACCTCCATCGTTTGAAAAAAGCAACTCAGAAAAAGAGGTACTTGTATAGATATAAATATTGTAAGCTGCTTGGTCACAAATGATACCAGAAATATCATCAGGTGTATAATAACTCTGGTGCCATGTAGCTGCGCTATCAAGAGAAATATAAATCCCACTAACATTTGAATCAACTGGATTGTAATTACCAAAATTGCCATTTATACCTGAAAAAGTAACCACCTTGGTTCCTGAAGAATCACTTGCAAAACATCTGAATCTTGGATCTTTATTTACCACGTTGGGGATAGACCAGTTTAAACTAGCAGGAAAAAGACTCAATGAGTTTCCGTAATATGGAGCATACCCGAGATCGGTTCCATTGGTATATTTAGCAGGTTGGATATCTCCATTGTATATCACAGCCCATTGGGTTATTCCATTAAGAGAACCATCTATAATGTTTCCAACAACCCAGTTGCCTCCATTGTAAGCAATTGAATTTATACCTGATAGTGCATCAGACTCAGTTAGATAATAAAAAATATTCGTAGGTAAACCAACTGAGTTACCCAGACGATCCATAGGTCCCATAACTAATCGAGACACATTACCAGTACCAGTTGTTTTATGCCGAACACCTTGATTAAAGGTATACACTGCACCAGCCGTTATAGGAAAAGGCTCATCCTTTATAACAAGTGACCCAGGACTATCAGTAAGATAAATCAAACACGTACCATTTCCAGTATCAACGTGTTCGGCTGTGTCACCTCGAAACCATCTCATTGGGACATGTGTTAAATATGTACCAAAACGTTGTTGTAGCTTTAAAGAAATACTTTCAGGAATGTCGATACTAAATCGGGCTTGAGTTGATTTATTTAACCGTTCTTTTTGTTTTATAGTTTCAGGATGATCAAGTAATTGATTAAGTTCGTCTTGCGAAAAGAAGCTGGTCATTTGTAAAATACAATGTTATTTTATTTTAAAGAAATTTACAAGGTTAAAAGATACCGTATGTCTGAATCGATGTCCTTATTTTTACCAAAATTATTAACGCTTAGTTCTTTGAACTCAATGTAATGAAAGATCAATGGACTATAAAAACTCCATTGGTGTAATCTGACAGAGTCATCAAATGTATAAACTATACCTGAACTGGTTGTGTCTTTCTCAGGAAGGGTTTGAAATAGTTTCATATCGGTTTGACTTAACATCATTAAAGGAAAGTTTTCAAATGTATGACGTAACCCAAGGTAGGATTCATGGAGATAGACATCTGTATGGTATTCTTTGGCTCCAGTCTGTTCCATACTTCCAAAGAACACAAATCGAGGATAATAATTGTTAATGAAAGTATTGACAGTTCTAAAAGTGGCCCATTGGTATGGAGCTGACCCAACAACAAAAACTTTAGAAATATCTTTTTTAAGATCGATAAGTTTACAAGCGAGTACTTGAGCCATAACACAACCAAAGGAGTGTCCACACATAACAACTTGTTTATCAAAATCAAATGATTGTGCAAGTTGATTAATAACATTTTCGATTTCAGGTGTGTTAGTGTCGATAATAAAACCAGATTGAAAATGGATAACAATAATCTTATCGGATTCAAGTATCCTGAAGTATCTATCAAAGTTGTCAGGAAAATTATAAATCAGCTTGTTGTTTTTTAGAGTAAACATTTCAAACGTTAACGAGTTATTTATTTTTGAACTTCCTGGAATAGTCCAAACCGAAGTGTCTTTTGGTGCACAAATCATATTTCTTTTTAACGTACAATCCACCGGATCACATGTTTCTTGACTTTTTGCACTAAAACACTTTTTAGCAGTTTCAGGATTGTCTGAATAATTCACAGGACCTTTCACACGACCAAAATTATCAAGGGTTTGTAAACCCCACCAGGTTTTGAGAACATAATTCATTTTATAATACGATTATTTTTTTAAAATAAATATAAAAAGCAATTACAAAAGCGAAGCGTTATGTACAATACAAACGGTCCACCAAAAGGATTTAACGTGACTTCCGACCAATCTAGTTATGACTTAGTCAGCAAGGATATCATTATTTGTTCAGGTTTAGGAACACCAAGCGCAGACAAAACAGTGTATACTTTCAATATTGGAACGGACAACATGAGTCAGATATACAAGGCAGAACTGGTAAGTGCAACGATACCTTTCAATTCAGCGATTAACCAAAATGTAAAAAACCAAACATTGTTATTGAGTATTCCTCAAATGAACCAGAACACCTTCCGAGTTGCATCCAACACCATTGGTCCAAGTGGTTCAGGAACAAATGTTGTTCAAGGAGCTATCTTTTGTCAAATACCTGATAATTACACACCATTGGCGATTTCAGGTGTTACTTCAAATACAATAAATTTATTTATTGGTGCACGAATGTTCGATACTGTTCAGTATTACAATCCTCCACTCAATAAATTAAACCACATCGATGTTTCATGGTACAGTCCCAATGGAACGGGTATACCAGTTGACTCATCTGGTGCATCTGGAACAATTAATCAGTTTTATTTTACACTAAGAATATATTACTTTCAAAAGAGAAATAATACTTCTTCCTTTTCAACTGGTATGTTTACGTATACAGGAGCAGGTACAGTTGATACTATTTTTGAACCTTTTCGTTAAAACGACTTGATTCGTTAAAAAATTTTGGTTTGGGTAAAACGGTGATGTACTTTTTGGTGAGTATCCAGTTGGGATCATTCATAAGCCAACGTGGATGTTCCATAACGTAGTTTTACTTGCTTTAATATAAGATTCTTTAAATTAAAATAAAATAATTTATTCTACCAAGCCTTTTTTGGAATTTTCAAACGTTCAGGATTTTGAAAGGCTCCCCACCCTGAACTGACATGTAAGGGTTCCATATCACCGGGTTTTTCTACTTTGATAGTTCCTTCGTCGGTGGAATACATTATTTTTTTGATTCTATAAAACTTTATAGACTCCAAACAATGATTACACGGTCGAGAATTCTTCAAAGACCCATCACGTCCAAAACGAATAACAGCGATGGTACATCCATTTATCGGATAATCCATTCTTAGTGCTCTATGGATAACATCCATCTCAGCATGTGTGCTATAACACGTACATTTATTATTATAAGAATTACGAAGATGATTTGAGCCAATACAAACTTTCTTTCCATTACGATAAATTCCTGAGTAGTGGTGCTGGTAGCACTTAGTACTCGGCTCATGGATACTGTTTATAAGATTATGGATAATTTTGGTCGACATATTTTCCTTTTAAATTACTTGATTTTTTAAATAATTTAAAATAAAAGGAACAGTAAAATGTTTAGTGTTTTCCAACAAAGTGTTAAACCCAAGGATTACATTCCAGATTCTATTTACAGTGTTTGTGGTGAAGACACACAGGCATGTACTGTGTGTTCTAACGAAGTATACTCCACAGCCTTAAATGCCAAGGTTCACGATACTCTCCGTGGAAAAGTGTTTTGTCCCTTTGGAATGGGTGAATCCATGAACACACCTATTTATGGAGACCAGTCTTATCTTGTAAAGTCACAACCCAATCTATTCCAAGGTACGACATGGGGAAGAGTTCCTCAATTAGACCCTAGACCACTTGCACGTATAGGACTTCAGTTCCGAACAACGTAAATAAAATAAAATAATTGTTCTTGAAAAAGGACTATGGAAAAAGTTTTTTTAGGTACCATTCTTTTGATACTCGTAGTGAGTATCTTCGTAGTACGAAAAGATTCTTTTTATAATCTCGAAAAAGAAAATCACGATGATTACACGAATTATTATAGACCAGCTGCAGTTTTTACCAATCAAGTGGTACCTGCTCAAAAAAATGAAAAAACATCTAAAACAGAACTTGCTACTTTGTTTCGAGAAATAATAACGTATGCCAATGGAGCACCTGGTGGGGCCAACGTAAATGTTGCTCAAAACAAATACGATCTTATCTTTAAGGACATTTTAGTGTGTTCTGATAAAAGAAATCACGAAAAATACCCAAACCCTAATAATTACTATGTCAATCTCAATGTTAAGCTAGACAAGGTATATAAGGCGGAACTTATTGATGTGTATATTCCAGCTGCAACTGACGAGGCAGTCAATATTTCAACAACCGGAAACAGACTTTATTTTAGTTACATAAACAAACCACCAAAGAGGTGTAAAAAGTGTACCAAAGACACTTCAGGTTGTGTACAGGTTGACTGTTCAGGTTGTAATTGTGCACAAAAAAAGAAGGAACCTCCAAGGGTCGATGGTTTTATAACTATACAGGCAGGTACATACACAAGCCCTGATGCAATAGCCAGAGAAATGACAAGACAATTTAATATAGTGCTTTCAGGTGTTGGAATAAAAGTAGACCAAACAACTGGTATAACAGTTAACTACGACAAGAATTTGAATCGATATAATATACGAGATCGTCAAATTTGTCGAGTTGGTACAGTTATACTTTATACAAAGAATGGATACGTATTGTCACCGTACAGTTCTGTAACCAATTCACTAGGCTCTTCTATGATGCTGTTTGATGAAGTGTATATATCGGGTCCCAAAGAAACGCATCTTGTAAATGAAACGCTTGTTGTTGAAAATGCAGTTCCAGGTGATTATGGAAAAGTCAACGGGTGGAATGTTCCATTGAACACAGACTGTCAATTTAGTAATTGTATACTTTCCGATGTTGTATTAACACATTGTAAGTTGTACTTGAGTTTAGGAAAATTAAACGGAGACACATGTAACATAACACCAGATGAGAATATTATATCAAAGAAAAATGTCCCACCCATATTTTGTCAGGTTCCAAACAATACATGCGTTAGCAGTGCATCTGTAAAAACACTTTTAAACCAACCACACATGTTTAGTGCTATTCAGTTTTATAACCCACCTATTTCAAAAGTAAACAAATTTGAAGTGAAATGGTATACCGATGATGGAAGCCTCGTTCGGATTTTAGATCATTGTTTTACCATTCGTATTTATTATTTTCAAAAGAGAATCGACACCACGGACTTTTCTTTTCCAGTACCTTAAAACATGGAAAAGGTCTATCCATGGGAGTTTCCATAAAGGTATTTGTTTTAAAATAAAAATAAAAGTAAAAAGTAACCAAAGGTTAAATCAAATGAATAAAAACGTTATTTTAGGTGCCGGCATTGTGTTTGTTTTAATCATTATAACACTTGTTATTTTTACAAACAAAAGTACCTTTATGGAAATGAATTATGGTTCATGCACCAGGGACAATCGAAACTATCCGCAAGGAAAAGTACCAGGATCTTATTTAGGCCTTAGTCAGTCGGAACGAGAAGGACTCCTTGTCAATTTTATTTTAAATGACCCAAATAAAATGATTTAAAAATAAGAACACAACCAATCAAAGGACATAATGCAAAATTATACGATAGAATCCATATTAGATATAATCAATGTAAGTAAAAAATACAATACAGGTCGTAAAAGACCGCGTGAAACTCGTGTTGCCTACAACTTCGATGTCGAACGTTTATCAAATTGTATAGAACCATTAAAAAAATTAAATGACCTTGTGGGTATGGAAGATATCAAAAAGAATATCATTGATCAGATACTTTTTTATTCTCAAGAACTTAATACCAATGAAATGATGCATGTTTGTATTACAGGTCCTCCAGGGACGGGAAAAACAACAATAGGTAAAATCTTAGCTGAGCTTTATTGTTCAATGGGTTTTTTAAAATCGGATAAGTTCAAGGTTGTAGGACGCACAGAATTTATTGCAGAATATCTAGGACAAACTGCAATAAAGACAAAAAAGCTATTAACATCAAGTCTTAATGGTGTTTTATTTTGCGATGAGGTATACGCGTTAAGCTCAGGAAAATCAGATAACGACAGTTATGCAAAGGAGGCAATAGATACTATCAATCAATTTTTATCAGAACATACTGATAACTTTGTTATGATTATAGCAGGGTATAAAGAAGATGTCGAACGGTGTTTTTTTGACATGAATCCTGGTCTTCGACGTCGTTTTCCATGGAGATACGAGGTAAAAGATTATACACCCCAACAATTAATACAGATATTTAAGTACCAAGTATATGAAAACGAATGGGAATTCGAAGACGACTTTCCATTTGATGATTTGATTGGTATATTTTCCCAAAAAGATTATTTTAAAGACAATGGAGGTTCAACATTACAATTGTTTGATAAATCAAAGATAGCTCACTCACGTCGAGTATTTGGAAAACGTAAACGCGTAAAAAAGTATCTTAATATTCAAGATATCACACAGGCATTTGAATTAGTTAAAAAGGTACATGATCAAACAAATAAAAAAAATGAGCCACCTTATGGAATGTACATTTAAGTTTATTTAATTTTTTTTACAAAAAAACAATTACTTTAAAAAAAAATCATTGTAAAGCTTAAAAGCAGAACAATGGAATTTGTAGAATTGAGTATCTCAGATTTACTTCATTGTATAAATAATAATGACTTTAAAGTTGTGACTCCCCCGCACAACCCAGTGAAAGATGAATTTAAAAAGTTTGTCAATAAAGAAATTTCCGAACGTCGAAAGAATAGTTCCATAGGCTCGATGCGTACCTTTCATAATTTTATTAAACGAGTCATCATTGAAAATGTTACGAAGTTGTATCGTTCTCATCACAAGGGTGAAGAAATCTGTTTATTAGATATTGCTTGTGGTAGAGGAGGTGATATATTTAAATATCAATCAGCTGGTATATCCTATGTGTTTGCCTTTGATCGTTCAGAAGAATCAATAACTTCCATAAACCCCTTTAATGAAGGTGCTATTTCAAGATATAATTCTTCTAAGTCAACACTTTCAGTAAAGATTGATTTTGCAGTTGGAGATGCAACAAATCCAACGCCAGATCTTATTCAAAAGATAGGAGTATTCATGAAAACCCATAAACTTATTAACCAAAAGAACCGAGTCTTTACAGGTTTTCAGATTTTAAGTTGTCAATTTGCTATGCATTACTTTTTTCAATCAGAAATTGCTTTGAGAAATATGTTAAGTATGTTTAGTCAATTTTTAAGAAAGGGTGGGTATTTTATTGGAACGTGTATCAATGGTGCTGAAATAATTAAGCTGCTTGGAAAAGAAAAAACCTTTCGATCAAGTATTCTTGAGATTGAAATGAAAGACTATCGCCCAAGAAGACATTTTGGTAATGAATATACCTTCCAGATAAATGACCTTATTGATCAGGGAAATTATTTTAACACTTTAGGAATGTCAACCGAGTACCTGGTCAACATGGATATTCTTGTAAAGATAGCTGGTGAATACGGCTTACAACCTGTTTATTTTAATTTATTTGAACAAATACCAGGATCAAGAAATTATACATCAAGTAATGGATTTGTTTCTTTCAAGGATATCCATGAGCTCGGTGTCTTTAAAAAAGCAAAACTTACACAAGAAGAGATACTTGTCAATAATTTGTATACAACCTTTGTATTTGTAAAACAATAAAAAACCTAAACATTGTTTAACCTTAAGTGTAACGTAAGCGCAAAGCGCGTCTTTAATTATTCTTTATTTATTTTATAAATAATGTCGCAAAAGGTGTTGTGCATATTTTCAAGCATTGCGAACATAATAGGATCATATGAATAGGTTTTCTTTAAATTAACCAAGCCAATCTTAGCTTGTTCTAGTTCAGTGGTTATTTTATTGATAATAAGAACATGGTCGGTATATTTTTCAAACTGTAACGTGGTTATATTTTTTACAAGTTCTTTAATAAACATTATAACAAAGTCTCTCGAGTCACGATATAACCATCGTTTAAAGCTTTGTAGGTGTGAAAATCGGTCAATTTGGAGGTGTCCCTTTCGAATACACAGTTTCTCATCAATCTTGAGCATTCCAATAATTTTTAAGTTTGTAATGATAAAATGTAGACTTTCTTCATTTATACTATCCATAAAAGAATAATGTATATTATTAGTTACAATTTGTTTAATTTACATGAAAAATTACGAGATTTCAGATACTCTCAAAAATGACATTCTCGTTACAATGATAGAACCAAATTTTAAGAGCGATATTACACGCAATTTAAAATTACGAAAAAAATTCAAAGCGTGTGGAATATGTTTTGAGACAACCTCGAAGTTTTTAGTAGGGGTCGGAAGTGTGCTTTCGTTTGCTTCCGGTATTTATAAATACGATATACTTTCCTTTATAGCTGGTACGACATCTGTCGTTTCGTTAGTTATGTTACAGTATTCTTCTTTTTGTTATAAAGAATCCAAAAAAATGACCTTAGAACTAAACGAGATACTTAAAAAGCTCCATATTCCAACAATAAATATAGACAACACATCGAGTGTTGGTTCGTTGGATCAAAATGATCCTCAAACACCTATTTTTAAAGAATCTTTATTTAATTCGAATTAAATCTATAAAAAAAAATAATGTATCTTTTTAACAAATCGGGTTATGTTATTTCAGAAGGGTATGGATTTTATTAAAAACAATCCACAAATGATGATTTGTCTTGTTGTTGTTATTGTTATTGGTATTGTTATTATGTCCACATCAAATTTTAAAAATACACTTATAACTCCAATCAATCAATTTGATACAGGTTCTCAACCAATGGTATTTCCAAAGATATCAAAAGGTATACCCGATGGTATCGCTCTTGCCGATCCAGTTGTACCAGAGGAGATAGGTTTAGGAATGGTATACCCTCAAGGCAAGGGTGTAGGAATGTCCAAGTCAGATTCTAATTCTTTTCAACCTGGAAATCCAGGGCCTTTGTTAACTGATTACACCATTCCTGAGTCTTACGGAGAATCAAATTTATCAGATGCTACAGGGATGAACGGGGCTGGACAAGGTTCTCGTGTTATTAAAATTAAAAATGCTGGAAATCAAATGATGTACAAACCTACAGACGAATCAATGAATACAAAGTATGCTTCTGCTTATACCAAAGGAGAAATCCAAGACGGTACAACTCTTATCAATGGAGCCCAACCAGTTGATTACTCTGATTCATTTACTCCCGAACAAAACTTAAAACTCCAAACGTCTCCAGGTCAACAAAGTAATTTCGCTAACTGTGAAACAACATACCCCAATGTTGTGAAGTACGGTGATATGTGTATTACAGAAGGTGATATTCCATATGGGCAAGTGGTCGATAACAAGGTTAATCCACGATTAGTCTCAAGATGGGAATCCTTCACAGGAAATTATTCACGAGAAGCAGCACTCGCTCCAATTGATGGGGTGCTGTATCCCAATCTGAATGTGTTAAAGTAAATCGCAACCTTTGGTTGCTTTTACGATTTGCTTTTACGTTTTGTGATTTAAAAAGAGAAATTAAAATACAAATAATTTAATTTCTGTTTTTACAAAAAAACTTGTTTTACAAAAGATGCGAATTATCGCATCGTTAAACGATTTAATTTTTCTTCAATGGAATGGTGGTATACACAATTAAGTTTACATTTATTAAAGTAACATTTAGTCAACATAATACTTTGGCTTTTATCATACAACTGGATAGCCCTGGTATAAAATTCTTTTTCAAGATCATTCATTCATGCTTCCTCTGTAAGCTCAGTTGGCTTGGTCTTCTTTACCAAGATCTTTTTCTTGGCTGGTGCTGCCACTGGCTCTGGAACAACCACAGGCTCTGGGGCTGGTACAGCTGCCTTCTTGACCTTAGCTGGCTTATCGGCAGGAAGGCCAATGTAGTGATGCTTGAGGTAACGCTGAAGGTTGAAGTATGTCACTTCCTCCTTGGGATTACCCAACAAGGCCCTCAGAGCCTTGGCCGCGGGGCGCTCGTCAAGAACAAACTTCTGCTTGTTCTTGGGGTCACTGAGCTGGTTTCCCTTGACAAACCCAGAAACACCCTTAGTAACTTCATTACGAGGAACAAGTGTGCCTGGGGTGACTCCCAGAAACTTAGCAAGCTCATCGCTGATGGCAACGGGCTTGGTAATGCCCGAAGGAAGTGCATCTGGGTTCCTTGGAGTCTTGGGCTTTCCACCACGCTTGGTGCGAAGCTTATCAAGCTCTTTGGAACTTTTCTCGGTCTCCTTGAGAAGGCCCCTAAGACCATTCATAAGATTCTTGATAACGGAACTCTGTTCATTCAACGTTGCCATCATGGACTTGATGGTGTCAACGGAAGAGAACTCGGGCTTGGAGACATCGGCGGTTTCAACAATAGAAGACATTTGTATTTGTTTGCTTTGGATACTTTTATACCGGAGAGGTCTTTAAGTAATTTTATATTATTTTTATTAGATTAAAAATTCAAGTGCTAACTATGGTTTAAATAACTTAAATTCGTTTAAACAATTTTTGTTGCGTTTTTTCAAAGAAGAAAATGGTTTAAAGAAACCCCCGTTATAAGGGTACCAAGCAAACACAAGCGGTCTTACATTCAAACACTCAGAAACAAATGGCTAACGTTCTCACTGCAACCAACTTCAAGATTGACTCCATTTCCTTTGGAAAGCACAAACCCAACCCAAACTCAGGCTACAATATTGACTTAACTATCGGTGATACCACTGATGAGATTGTCATCCAGACGCCAAAGATGCGTGCACCTTTCGGGATCAGTACCGATAAGACCAATCCCTTCAAGAAGTCCCTCGATGTCTCCTTTCAGGGCATTGAGGCAAACCCAAGCATCAAGGCAATTCGTGACCTTGTTGAGAGCGTTGACAATCTTATGATTGACTATGCTTGTAAGAATTCTAAGACCTTCTTTAAGAAGGAACTTGATCGCAACATCATTTCAGCATATTATTATTCCAACATCAAGCCTTCTAAGAAGGAGCAGTATTCCGATACCTTCAAAACCAAGCTTATCTTTTTGAAGCCTAACCCTGAGAAGAACAACCCCGATGGGAAGTATCTTACCAGTTTCTGGTCTACCAAGGGTGAAGAGCTGACTTTTTCAGATCTTGATCGTGGTGACTATGTCAAGTGTCTCATCAAGCCAACTATGCTTTGGGTGAGCGCCAAGAGCTTCGGCACTACATGGACCTGTACTCAGGTTTGTGTTTACAAGCAGCAAAATGTAAAAGGTTGTTTGTTTAAGAAGACCGGTGACAGTGATGACGAGGCTGAAATCGAAGTTGAGGAAGATGAATACGACGAAGTCGAAGTCGATGCTTAAAAACATTTTGATAAAACCATTTAATTAAAAAAAATAAAAAATTATAATTACACCTTGAACACCACCAAAAAAGGTGTAATTATTCTTTTTTTTAAATTAAAAAATATTAAGTAAATACACAAAGTAATTCGTCTTAATGAACTACGGATATTTTATCGCTGCCATTGTACTTTTTGCAGCAAGTTATGCTCTTGCTTTTATAGGTAATTTTGTTCGTTTTCCTGTCGCTATGATTGTGACCACTTTAGGATCCATGGCCCTAAAAATTGTTTCAGTTATTTTGCTTGTTGTCGGGATTTATAAAGCAGTGAAAGGTTCAAAAAAGAAATCAAAGAAATCAAAATTTACTAATGCTGAAGAAGATGACGACGACGAAGAAGACGAAGATGAAAAAGAAAATTTTGCTGAAGAAGACGACGATGAAGAATATGAAGATGAATAAAAATATTTATATAAAATAAAAATGAACGGAATGACAATTGCAGGTATTGTGTGTCTTTGTATTGCAGTACTCTTCTTTTTAGCTTCACGGTTTATACTCCACCCAATATTTACGAAGTTATTGAAGGCAGGTTCAATGGTCTTAGGGGCGTTGGGTTTTATTTATCTTATTGTAGGTGTTACGAAAAAATCATCTTTTACCGATGATGAAGAAAAAGATTTAAAAAAATAAAATTGTACATATCTAAAGATCATGCAATCTGAAATAGCATTAGAGCGCTTAAGAGAATCAATTGTAAGTGATGTTTTGAATTTGTATCGTGACACAATAAGGTCAGTGAGAAACCCAAATCGTCACTTTCGTTTTTTATCAAGTCGGTACTACAATGACCCACCTGCAGGAGGGTATCAAATTAATGAAGAACATGATTATATCTTACCAGATATCGATGATATAAATTCAGCTGTATTATTAGAAGTTGTTACAAATTTCGGGATTTCACCAGAAAAGGAAGGTATACGAAGAATCCAGATAAAAAATATAGGAAAGTATAAAAAAGTAAAGAAGGACGATCCTTTAAAGGAAACGGAATGTCCAATTTGTATTGAATGTTTTAAAGACAACGAATTTTATCGTAAACTTGATTGTGGACATTGTTTCCATAAACGATGTATAGACCGTTGGTTTCGTAAGGATCATTCAGAATGTCCAATGTGTAGAAAAAAAATAATTGAGTAAAGTAAAGTAAATAAATTACTTTTTTTAAATGGACACTTTAGAACGCTATTTTACCCAAAGCCATTTTGCAAGTGTACAAGACATTATCGATGAAAAAAACAGACGAGGTATTGAACAAGCTATTGCTTTAAGTAATCTTTTTATACTCGCGATGATACTAGGTACACTTGTTTTAGGATTTATGGCAGTGCCAAAGATTTGTACAGATCAAACAGAGCGTGGAAAAAATACACGACTTGGTATGTATGTTCTTTTGCTTATGACAGGTGGACAAATTGGATGGTTATATATTCTTCTTTGGTTGGCTAAGGTCAATGTATGTAATTAATTTGTCTTAAAATCAAACCCAATAAATTGATGTGTATGGATTCCATAAAGTCGGAGGAAATCCATACATTTCTTAATTCTAGAACCAAGTATATGTTTGTATTGCATAACGGTGTATATTTTATTTATTTCAGGTTTTTTGTCTATAAAAATACCAAGTAACAAGTTTTGAAAATAATTTGATTTTGATTGAACCATCTTTATGGATTCACGGATTATTTTTATTTGTTCATACACTAAAATATTATTAAAAGACATCAGTTTTTCTAAAGAAGGCATTTTGATTTCAGGAAAAACCTTTGTACACATAGTTTCATTTAATTCAAAATTTTCAATGATGGTTTTTATTTGGTCTTTTAGATAAGCTGCTTTAAAGTCGTAACAAATCAAGTATCTTTCTGAATTACAATTACGTGAACTTTTTGGTTTAATAATTTTGACGTAACTGTACATGGAACATAGCATGAGATAATAAACGACGCTATTATGGGAAAACATATCAAAAAACTTTATAACAAATAGTCCATTTTTTTTTTGTGTACAAATCGCTAAGTATATCTCACAAAGTAATAATTTAGAAGATAACATCTCTTGAGCAACAAATACCTTTACATCGAATCCTCCATCGGCTGTTATAAGATCAAGTCCATTTGGGAAACGTTGAAAGGTCTTTTGGATTGTATACTCTAGAGTATATATTTCAGTGATGTCTCCATGGAGTAAGGATTCTTGATCAAGATAATTTCCATATTTTATGGAAGTATCTAACTTGGATATACTAATAAACTTTGTTTGAAGATTTTTTTTTCTACGAATATCAGTCACACATTCAATAAATCCACCTGGTGCTTCACATATAAAAAAACAATCACAATCAGCTTGTGTCATTAAAGGTTCAAAATAGATCATTTCATATAATTTAAAATAGGCACGTGATATAACTTGTTTCTTACAAAGAACCTTGACAAGTTCATGTTCATGGAGATACTTTGCAGCAGCTCGACGCAGTTTTTCATCTTTTTTATCAAGAAGATCTAGACGAGACTTGGTATAGTCAAGTTCCTGGTAATTTCCATACTTTTCTTCTTTTACATTTAGTTTATCAACTATATAAAGCACTTCATTTTCAAATAATTTTGGAGAAATCTCATTTTTACGAAATATAACGATTTCCATTTGAAAATAAAGTATTTTAATTCTTTAAACTTGATTATGGGGAATGTACAAGCCATTTCCATAAAACCCACAAAGAAACCATTTGGTAATGTATATGGAGATAATCCCCGTCCCGGGTATTACATACGTAATGGAAAAGTTGTATATAAAGGTCAGGATCTTCAATTAATTCCAGGTGAAACAGATTTCCATAAACTTAAATTTGGATATCTAAAATCAAATAAACGAGTCATGTACAATGGAAAAACAATACCAGGAGCAAATCCATCAACTTTCTTAACAGTTACCAGAAATAATACTTCAACACTTTCTAAGAATTCAGAAATAAATCAAGAATTTGTTAAATTAAACAGTGTCTTAGGTATGGATTTCTTAGGAAACAAAAAAAGGATTTACTTTAAAGACAGAATCATTCACGAAGAATAAAAGTTATGAAGAATAAAAAAGTATATACGTATCACGGTGGTCATAATTTTTTGGTGAAACATGTTCGTCGTCTACAAACAACCACATATCATTTATACAAATATAATTCGTGTAATGTCCGTTGTAAAGGTCTCCAACATGATTTATAATGCTTGTTAAAGTATATTTTTTTACTTGCCCGCTTATGGATTCCTTGATGTGTAAGACATTATTGTACACAACCTCTGACCCAATCTTTGTTCCATTGAAAGTGTATCGCTTAAGTACAATAATAAGAATCTTGGGAAGTCGATGTAATGAAATTTTTTTAGTATACTTTGTTTTAGATTTACAATGTTCACAAAAATATAAATTATCAGGATGATTGTGTGTTTCTTTTTTTAGGTAATCTAACATAAGATCGGTTAATTGAGATTTTTCCAATGGAATAGTCAAATTAATGGAATTGAAATCTTCAAAGATCATTTTTGTCTTATTACAATTTAGACAACAAATAATAGTCTTTGTCTCTCCATGATACACTGGACCAGGTAAATGTTCTAAAAAATAGAGTATACATTCATGACAGTCTTGTTGTTCAAATTGTTTAAAAGGAAGGACCTTGATAAGATCTTTTAGATTGTATAAATTGGCAATATGTTCATCATTTTTTGTAAGATCAACGTATTGTTTTATTTTTTGAAACTCCAAAGTAAATGGGGTTTCTTTATCAATGGTGTGTTCATGATAAATAAAACATTGTAACACGCAACTAAGATAACAGGTGTTTCCTAAATTGGGAAATACAGGAAGTTTCATTTAAATAAAACAAATTTTTTTACAAATTTTTTTTTACTTAAAAATATAAACCTTTCTATTTTTAAAAGATGGCGGAGATACGTACCCACTGTCTTCAAAAAATTAAAAATGTATTTGAAAACTATAACTGGGCTATAAATACAACCCCCCTTTTAGAAACCCTTGAACAAAGTATTATAGAAATAGATATTCCAGAGCGTATACGTATTTTTAAAATAACAAGTCCTTTATGGAATCAGGAAATCTTAAAAATGCCTGAGATAATAGAAAAAAGTGTTTACAACAATACAATTCGTGAAGCACAACAAAAAAGCATAGAGCGTACATGGAAAAATAAATCCTTTAAGGAATTATATAAAATCAAATACAATAAAATAATGGGAAATTTAAGTTATAATAAAAATTGTTGTTTTGTCTTAGATAAATTAAAATTTAATATATGGGAGCCAGCACAAATCATTTCCATGAAACCCGAACATCTTTATCCTGAATTATGGGAAACATTGTTATTGAAAAATGCCAAAAAGATGGCTGCATTAGGAAAAGAAAAAGACCAACAAGGCACTAGTATGTTTAAATGTGGAAAGTGTAAGCTTAATAACTGTACATACTTTCAGATGCAAACAAGATCGGCAGATGAACCAATGACTACCTTTGTTTGTTGTTTAAATTGTTCCAACAGATGGAAATTTTAAAAGAAAGTTATTTAAAAAAAAGAAAATTATTTAAAAAACAAAGAATGGATCCTCAACAAAAACTTAAAGCAAAACTGCGTGAAAAGAGTGCCAGGCGTAAACCAAAGGCAAAGGACACACCACCTCAAAATGTTTTACCAGGAGATCTAAATCTTATGCAAATGATGGAAAAGGTTCAAGAAATGCTTAAAACAAACCCGCAAATGATGCAACAAATAAATACATGTGTATCTAATGTTATGGGTAATAAAGAGCTTATGGAATCACTCACCAGTCAGGTTCATTCTCAAACAAGTTCAAGTAGTTCACTTTCTGAAAGCTTAGATGCTTTACCAAATGAGTCTAAACAGTAATCTAAAAGTGTATTACTAATATAACTTTTTCTAGAAATCGTCCGGGTATGTCCAAGTAATTTAGCTGATTCGTCAATAGAACTCAACACGCATTTTTTTATTTGTGTTGATTTAACCACCTTTTTAGAATTCTTTAAAAAAGAATGTATAAAGAGAACATTTGCAGAGTACGTCCGGAAATCTTTGCATGTGTATTCTTTCCCCATATATCGCTTGAGGTATTCATTAAGATCTTCAGATTGAATGGGAGTACCTTGAAATAAAAAAAGGTGTTTATTTTGCGAACCTCCACGAAGTCGATCAAACCACGTGTTATATTCTACAGGTATACTTATCGTATGTTCAATACCACTTTTACCAATAAACTCAAATTGATACCTCCCGTTTACCAATTTAAGATGTTTTTGTCGAAGTGTTGTTAATCCATAACTATTTGGAACGTATATTTCATTGCCAACACGAATATGGAGATCCATCAGTAGATTAAATAAAAGATGGATAAGTGTTTCTCTGGTTAAAACAACACCTTTTAATTTAATTTTACGCTTAAACGATGCAATATCTTTCATAAATGTTTTCATACGTTGAAATTTAGAATACTTGGCATTGTTTATCCATTTTTCAGAAAGAATATATTGTTTTTTACCACCTGTATCAATTCCATGAACTTGTATATGACACCTTGAACTAGAGGCATACCAAACGTTTTTCCATGCCGGTGGAACAACAAAACCACTTACACGTTCAAGTATTTTGGGATCTGTGACAAGCCGGTCTTTTTTTTTATAATAAAAATTGTTATTTTGTCGATAAATACCTGGATCACGTAAATAACTTGTATGATTCATTTAATCTACATTTTATTTTTTACACTAATTTAAAACGGAATTTTGTTTGTTATAAAGGTTGCAAGTGTAAATAAAATTGGTCCCCAAGTTAATTCCATAAGACCTGTTTTTAGATTATAATTAGGTATAACAGCTAAGAGGGTAAACACATATGTTCCGAAAACGATAAGTCCAACGAGAGCAGCTTTAAAAAGGTCACCTTGGATAAAAAACCAGGCAAGCGTCATGCAAATATACGCACAAAGCGCATAAATGACATTGGTATTTTGTGCAAAACCCATTGCGTTGTACATAGGTTTCATAATAAAATTTATAAAGGGGACATCTAAAAGGGCGAGTGCTATGGCAAAGATAAGTATTTTCTCCATACCTCTAACAATTATTTTATTAATTGAATTTTAAATTTTTCACGAGCCATTGGTTCAACAATATTTACGAGGTCGTATATCTTACATTCTAAAAAATCATTTACGTAACCAGATGTCCATGTAAGTGTATTTTTATTTATTAAAAGTTCTATTTCAATTTCATATTTTGTTTTTGTAACTCCGTCTATATTTTCATTGACAGTAGTAAGATCATATTGAAAATTATCAGACAAAAAAGATTTACGTGTTTTATTTCTAATGACAGCATTTTCTTTGGAAAAAGTACTGATTTGCGAGTTTAATCTAAATTCTTGATTTATACTATACCGTATGTCAAAAGGGGAACTTTTTAATTGAAAATCTTCGGTGTGTACCTTTTCCTTAAGCATAACTTCACTTTTATTTTTTGTTGTATCAGTGATAAGTTTTGTATTTACATTTTTATCGCTTTGAATATATTCAACTGTATTTTTATTAATGACATTTTCCCATGTTCCGGTTTCAAGAAATTCTTTTATTTTTTCAAAGTATTTACGATCGACACTTGAATCAAATTTGTTCTTCATAAGTGTACCTAGACGAATTTCAATTTCTGCAAAGGGTAAAACCAAAAAAGGATAACTCATTTTCAAAGACTTTGCTTAATTATCCGTTTTAAATTTTAAGTAAATGAACTTTTGTAAAAAAAGTTTTTTAATTGTTTTTGTAAAATTTTACTCTTAGAATTGTTTTTGTAAAAAATTAAGTCATTTTTGGAAAAGCACCGGGCTTCACCTTTATTTTTTCAATCAAAAAGAAGACAAATGCTAAAAAGGCAAGCCCAATAAAGATATAGGTAATATCAAGTCGATCAGCGCCAAATGTACTCTTAGAAAATACGTTATTGGGTGCAGAACTTGTTTGTTGTTGTTGGACACCTAATTTAGCTAATAAACTCGTTTTGAAATCATAATTTTCAGGTAAGATATTATCAACCATGATATCAAGTACTTTGTCTTTGAGATCAGGAGTCAACTTTGACCAATTCATTTCAAGTTCTTTCATAAAAGAAGCCGTGTTAGATACATTCATATTATCAAGACCATACTTAGGGGCAAGATACGTCTGGAAATAAAAGGCGAGATCTTCTTTGGGTGAAACAAATTCCCTGCTACGAGTTGATTTAAGATCTATAGAATATTCGCAATCATTGTCAATATCGACATACCCTGTTGGAGAAACAAATCTTGCTCCAGCTTCCATGTTTTACGATTCACTTTTATTTTATTTTAATAAAAAAACCACAAAATTACATCGTTTTTACAGGGCGTAATATCTTTTTCCAGAAAATATACAAGAAGAACATAACAACAAGCCATGTTATCAAATCTTTCGTAAAAGTTTGCCATTTGATCTCTGTTAAGTTAACACCATCGGGTTGAGGTGGTTTGTTTCCATCGGATCCGGTTGGAATTGGAAAGAGGTCGGCAAATGATTCTTGTTTATCAAGTTTATGGGAAGGGAGAAGCCTTTCTATACTTGGATCTATAATATTTCGTTTTAAGGAATTTAAAAGAGCGGTTGTAAAAAGACCGGAAAGGGTACCAACTGTTAAAACACCTTCTTCTAATAAAAAAGATATCATAAATTATTTGATTGTTACCACAAACAAATAATTTATTTTTTCGTTAAAATAATAGAAATTAAATAAAAACTGATCGTAAATGGCATCTGGTCCACCAAAACCTGAATTTGTTCTTTTCATCAGTAACTGTCGGTATTCAAATAGTTTTCTTGCAAAACTCCGTACAAAAGATGAACTTCTGAAAAAATTCAATATCGTTGATATTAATAAAATACCTACTATTCCCAATGAAATAAATGAGGTTCCGTGTGTGTATGATGGAAAACAGATTTATCAAGGAAAACAAGCTTTTGCTTGGTTAGATGAAAAAATGTCAGAGTGCCTTTCAGCTGCAGACGATGGTCTTATGTATTCCTTTTTAGATGGCCAGGAAGAAAAGGTATTTGGAAACTATAGTTTTATTGAACAAAAGAATGGAAGCTTTGGTATGGGAGAAAATCCGAGCGACCCTACTCGACTCAATAGTTTAAGCAGTAACGATAATAAAAATAGAACACTCGATTCTTTAATGGCTTCAAGAAGTTCTGAAATTAAACCACTTAATAAACCAATTTAAACAAACACCTTTTTAAAAGGTAAAAAATGGTTATCCCTAAAAAATCAAAATGTTACACGTGCAAACCCCGCGGCACTCTAAAAGATCATATAATAAGTCAAACAGAACATTTTACTTTTAACCATGATCTTTTCAGAAGGCCTATGATAATTCTTACAACAAAGGAGCATTATCATGACATTTATGAAATACCTGAAAAAATAAAAATCCAACTTTTTGAAGACATTCGCCAATTTATTGAATTTTGGAATTTAAGTAAAGGCTATCAATTAATTATTAACAATGGAGAATCCCAGACACATCACCATTTCCATTGTAAAATGATTATAGAACCTGAAATTGCAAACAGAATGAGGCGAGATCATTTTACACGAATACATTTACAAAAACAATATTCTATTGAGACAAAAAGTAATTAAAATGATTTAAACAAGTAAAAATAAAGAATGTACCCTAACTTAAATTTCAAACCATGGATATTTTTAAGATGGCGTCACAGATAGCTAATAATATGTCTGATGATGACAAACAAGCTATCGAGAACATGGACATGGAAAAAATGATATCTCATGTAACAAAAAATGTTTTTTCAATGATGAACGGTGGTGGGGGTGGTGAAAATAACTTATCTGAATTACTTGGTGGAATGATGAAACCAGAACCAAAGAATGTACCCAGATCTGAAATCTATTTACCAAAGACGCGTGATATTTGTTTTGACCTTAATGTCGATCTTGTTGATTTTTATACCTCTAAAAAGAAAAAAATAAACATAAAACGTAAGCGTATCATAGACGTCGATGGCAAGCAGAAGGTTGTTGAAGAGAAGAAAAAGATTGTCATACCTATTGAAAGGGGTATGAAAGATGAACAACAGATTCGATTTGAAGGTGAGGCGGATCAAATACCTGGATATACACCAGGTGATATAATCATTACACTTATTGAAAATGAACATCCAGTTTTTCAACGTGACAACGATAATCTTATTCTTATTAAAAATGTCAATTTATATCAAATATATGAATACACATTTGATATAACTCATTTAGACGGACGCATCATTCGGGTATCAAAATCACCCAACGATGCACTTCACTTGAATGATTCTTTACGTAAAGTAATTGGACAAGGGATGCCGATGTATAGACAAGAAAATATGTTTGGTGACCTTTTCATTCGTTTTAATGTTGTTATTCCGAAATCATTGGAACCCGGTGTACTCAAGAAATTTAAAGAAATATTTGATGATTCGTTGGAAACCCTTTCAGAAAATGTTTCAGAAATTTATCTACTTGAAAATGTGTCAGAAACAGACCTTGAAGAATTTAGTGACACTGACTCAGAAACAGAATCGGAAACTGATACCGATTTGTCTGAAACTGAATCTGAACTTTCAGAAAGTTCTGAAGAAAACGTACGAAGAAGAAGAAGGTAAAACAATAAAGTATTTTCTTCTCTATTTTTATTATTTTTAAATTCAGTATTTGTGAAATAAAAATCTATTTCTGAAATACTTGTCTTTATAGGATCTATTATAGCCTTGACATCATTCACTAATACACTTAAATCAGGATGCTGTAAATTACTGACACTTTTTAAATGATTTAAAAAGCGACCCCTTTTCGTGGTGTATTCGTCAAACACACCTTGCTCATACGTTATTATTTTCGATATAAGATCTTTGCTCATTTTAATGATTTTAAAGGTTATCTTACTTTTAAGTGTGATTGTACTCTTAAGTTATTTTACAGTAAAATATATTCTTGTTTTAACACATGAACTTTTTATCGATACCTCTGTAAAATACCCTTTATCAGACACAGACAAAAATTATATCAAAAAGAAAAGTGTTGCATTTGACACTTCAAAACATGGAGTTTTCTATACCCTTGTTCCATGGAATACAACAAATCATTTTAATTACATGTTATACAATAAAAAGTATTATATCATAGAACCAGGATATTATTACCTTTTTAATGAAAATGTTGAACTTTTCTTAAAAGACACAAACGTTATTTTTATGGAAATTGACTTTAAAAAAAATAAAAGCAAAACGTAAGCGTTATGTTTAACCAAAAAACACATGGATACATTTCACAAAACCAAGACTACCTCAATTACAGTTATTCTGCACCTCAAGTAAGTGCCCGTGATATCCATACATGTGGTACAACTATTCAAAAATTTAAACAAACTGGTAATAAATCACTTCCATTACAAACATGGTGCTCTGCAAATGTTGCAACCGAATCCTTTGCTATGAGACCTATTGTCAATTCAAAAGAATATTTCGATACTATAAACAAATACCTTGCAAGTATTATTTATACAGATTCTGTTGCTTTAAAGTCAAGCGGTTTATCAAGTGAATACTACATGATTTACGATGATTATGGATATGAACCTGAGAGCTCTTTTTTTCAGGCAATAAAAATGGAAGTGTCTGACCGGTTGGGGTATTATATGGCAATGTCATCTGACCAGGTTGCTATTTTTAAAGACTATAATCCAATTTGTGAAGGGTTTGTTATCACAGACATCGAAATAACAAGTTACCGCTCTCAACAAAATGAAAATCACTTTTTCCATAAAATATTATTTTCAGCATTTAACACAACAAGATACAATACAATTTCTTTCAAGGCAGAAGCATACCAAGATACTACCCCAATGAGACAAGAATGGGATCAAGCAGTTCAGAGTATTATGAACAGTAAAAACACACCAACAAATATCAAAAGTTCAAGTAACGTGTATATTTCTTTTATCACGCTTTTAAATAATACAGTTTGCGTGACTGGCCAGGAGAGTGCTTGTGGATATTCTGGTCATAATCTTAACAGCAAGTTTTCTCAATTACTTAATGATAACTTTTTGAAACCACCAACAGGTTTGATGTGGCAACAACCAGATGCTATGACACAAAATGTGTACAATCAGGATGGAAATTACGATACCGATGGAAATATACGAATTATTGATTATGGACCAAACAATTTAGATAATCTCATTAAAAAGTTAACTTAAAAATTTGAACTTTAAAGAATAAAAGCAGAGCTTTTATTCGTCGTCGATCAAGATCGACTTTTAAGGGTAACGAAGTTACCCGTCGAAAAGCTACGCTTTTCTTTTTAAAGAAGGAAACGAGCGAAGCGAAGTTCTTTTCCGTCAAGATGATCGGAAGACTAGAACTTATTATTGGAAACATGTTTAGTGGAAAGAGTTCTGAGCTTATAAGACGAATCAATAGAGAAAAATCCATAAATAAAAAGATTTTAATAGTCAACTTTAGTGGAGACAATAGATACAGCAACTGTAGCGTGGCTACCCATGACAATGTCAAATTAAATTGTTTAAAGTTAGAAAAATTGAACGAAATAACTGAAAATATGATTTTAAGTTATGACTCATTTTTTATAGATGAAGGTCAGTTTTTTTCAGATCTTTTCAGTGTAGTGAAGACGCTCGTGGATACACATCATAAACATGTTGTCGTTTCTGGATTAGACGGGGATTCTTCTAGAAATCCGTTTGGAGATCTTATAAAACTTATTCCGATTTGTGATAGTCTTGATAAATTAACTGCATATTGTAGTAAATGTTTAGATCATACTCCTGCACCCTTTACAAAAAAGAAAGGATCAGGTAAAAGCGTTATTGATATAGGTGGGAGTGATAAATACATCCCTGTGTGTCGATATCACTTTTTTAATTAACTTTTCGTTTTTTACCAGACGAATTTTTTTGCTTAATATTAATTTTAATATTCACAGCCTTTTTTCCTGAAACATTCAATGTTTTACTCTTTTTTGGGGTCGAACCTTTTTTGTTTTGTTTTTTAACGCGTTTACCAAACTGAACAGTCTTTCCTGACCCTGAACTGTACAATTTAGCCTGAGCTAAAAAGGTATTACCTTGGATACCCTGGGGACGTGGTCCTTCAAATTGCGTTGCGCCTCCATACAACCCTTGAACGGTGTTCTTACCTAAAAGAAATTGATTTCCAATTTCCGATGCAGGTCCCATTTGACGATACAACCCACCAAAACGTGACCTTCTTTTACGACCAAACTTCGTACCTGTTGTGTTATCAACTATCTGTGGATTACCTGTTTGAGTAACTAGTCCAGGTGATCTAGACATTGTAGGTCCTTGTTTCATTGTGTTACATGTTCTATTTAAATTTAATGCAGTTCCAAGTTGATCACTTGGATGAGCCATACGGATGTCATTAAGGTATCCGGAAGTGTACATTTGATTTACATTACCGGGTCCTAAACTCCGAGAACCTCCGATACCTGCATTCAGCGTATCAGTACCCTTCCCCCATGTATTTTCAATGGTTTTATAAAAAGAATTTGTTGTTTTAAATCCTTGATTATCAGGAAAGTTTTTTCCATACACACTTAAATTATTTATACCAGGTAAAAGTGTTTGACCGAACCCCATTCGGCGACTTTTGCTTCGTTTCGTTTTGCGGCTTTTTCCAAACTGACTTACACGCTGAAGTTCTTCAGGTGTTTCTACAATTTCCGAATGGAGTTTGTACTGATCATTTCCCAGAGGTATTGCCCATGTTGGGGTAAATTCAATAAACTCAAATTGTCCTGGAAACTTACTAAGATTGACCTGGTGTATCGTTCCTCTAAAATTTTTACGTAGAAAATCATCCTGGGTTGTACAGGCTCCACACCCGTCTTGTTTAAATAAAATAGCTTTATTCATTTGATTTAACGTTTTATTTTTATTTGAAAATAAAATAAAATCAAAAAGAAATGAGTGAATCGGGTTCAGAAAGGTCATCCAATCCTGATGAGCAAGAACATGATTACATAAGTGATGTTACTTCAACACAGAGTAAAGAAATAAATGATCGCTACCAAGATCTTCTTATGGAACGTTATCAAACAATTCTTGAATTTAATAAAGGACATTTAAATGTTCAACAATATACCATAAAAATGGCTCAAATAAATCATAATCTCCATGAAAATGAATATGAAAGAGAACACGTCGAGGAAAAAATGATTGAACATGAAATTGAACTCAATAACCTTTTACATAAATTGGAAGAACGCATTCGATTACAAATACCCGGCCTTCCAAAGGAGAGAGAAGAATGGACATATCGTCCAGGTGAATACAAAAAGTTTCAATCAAAAAACCTGCTTTCACAAGAAGAAATGCAACAAATAAATAAGATTATAAATCAAATTGAAAAATTAAAAAATGATTTTTTGGGTATTGAAGAAGATCCAGAAGAACCACTTCCTTCAAGTAAATTATACGACGAATGGATACATCTTTCACAAGAACAACAAGATTACCTTCAACGAATTAGTGGAATACCACCTGTGGTACGTGAAAATTATGCCACCCTTGAAGAATTTGAACAAGCTCAGGAAAACTTTCTTGATAGTATAGATATTTTCTTTTCAAGCTACTGGGATCATTATCAACACCGTGAAGAAAGGGAAATTATAGCCAATGCGAAACGTATGGGTATAATGATACCTCCAAAGAAGAATTATTTTTACAATACTTTAATAAATAGCGCACGTGATTTACTTCCACATGGATACATCCTCAGTCCAGGTATTCGAAAAAATATGGACAATTACATAAAAGTTGATACACGTCCTCTTAAACAACGTGTGTTAGAGGCTATGGAAAATGAAAAAGAAATTGCCATACGTTTAAAACCCGATGAACAAGAACGTTCTGATCAAATAAACCGAATGAGAAAACTTTTAAATACTCTTACAGATGAACAACTTCGTCATTGTATTGCTGGTAAAAATGTGATTCTACCAAAACAATCTGGGCCAAAAAATCTAACACCAGAAACAATGGAATTGTACGAACGACTTAAAAAGTACCCTCGGCCACCGAGAAAAATCCAAAGTGTTATTTTAGCAGAAACCCCTGTTATAAATAAAACACGTGAAACAAGTAAAAGACGACTTGCCAAAGCATTTACAAATATACCACCTGGGTTAAAAATGATTGTGAGAGTAACAGGTGAACTTGTTGACAATGTTAAGTATAAAGTTGAATTACTTGAAGACTACGTGTTTCGAATGTTGAAAAGTTCACCACCTGAAGTGTACTTTAAAAAGATTGAAGATCTCGTTTTTATACTTGAAAATTACCCTGAATTTAAAACACTTCTTTTACAAGGATACATAGACGTTTACAGACTTGCACTTTTTGATAATGTTATGAAATATAAAGGTACAACTCACGTGTATCCTGTAAGTACCTCAACTCGTAAACAAGTTATTGAAAAACTAACAAAAGAAATCTATTTTAGTACATACGAAGTTCAAAGATTTCGAGCATCTGAAATACTTACAAAGATTCTTATTACAAAAAAAGCACAACAACTTGAACGGTTTATTTTTGATCTTGCACAAAACCACCGTGACTACAATGCAAAAATAAAACAACTTCTTGAATTTATTAAAAAGGTTGGTAAACAAATTTTTATCCCTCTAGAACAACTTCTTCAAGAAGTCTATATACCAAAATCAAAATTTAAAGCCTCAAAGGAATGTCCTATTTGTACTTTCCCATTGAGTATGCAAAGAGATATCTGTATGACTTTTCCATGTAATCATTATTTTCATTGCGATTGTATAAAATCCTGGACCAACCGTGGTCATAATAATTGTCCAGTATGCCGTGCCGCCATTCGCAATACTTTAAAAAAGTCTTCTGAACAACCTTTAAGTTACGATGATTACATCAAACTCAACTTTAGTTACCAAGAAATAACGGCATTGGTATTACAGGAAACGTATCGTTTACAAGAGCTTGATGAACGAAAATGGAATCTCGAGGCAAAGAATTATGGTGAACAATATGTTGTTTTTTGGAAGCCACCTGCAATAGCCGCTCAAGGAGAACTTTCTAAATGGAAGGATACTTTACATAAAGTTGAAATGCTTTACCAACGACCACAGCCACTTAATAAAAAAGATAAATCACTTTTAGATAATTACATACTCGAGTTGAATACACAACGACAATTCTTTGTTAAAAAGTACAAACTTGATTTTATACCAGGGTTAGAAGAAGTCAAAAAGAAAATCAAAGAAACAGAAGCCAAGTATGAAATTCTTGAAAAAGTTCGTTTAGAATTAAACAAAAAAGAACTTGATCGTCAACGTGCACTTGTGCCACCTACAGCAGTTGAACCAACACAAATAGGACCAGTTGATTATACTTTTCCACTTATTAATGAAGCGATTGTGAATTCCTTTGTAATGGCTTTGAAAAGAGCTATTCTCCAACCTGATCTAAATCTGGTTGAAATGTACGATATTAATCAAATGAATAAAAAGTCTCTTTCAAATGAAATGTACACGAAACTCAATGAAATTATTCTTAAAAAGATGGAGAATACTACTGCAATAAACCCTTCACAACCAAACATAAAAGTAAAAATATTAGATTTTAAGGTTTTTAATAATTCTGCAACCAGACATGCACTTGAAATGATATTCCAAGCAATAAATGTCCCATTTGATATAACAACACCAGCTGCAGCTATAAAACAACTTGTAGAAGTATTTCCAAAACAATGGAATGGACAAGTGCTCAACGATATCCATGGAAATAACTTGTTCTTAAAATTATTCAAGGCAACTGATCCAATTTATTTTTACGACTCTGGACCGCTTCAAGAATACTCTAAATTGGTAGAATCCTTAAAACCAGGTGAAAAGTATCGTCGACCACAAGCATTCTTTGATAACAAATGGTACAATGTTGAATACCTTGATAAAGATCAAGGAACTGGCCAACCATTGACGATGATAAAATCAGAACTGGTAAAGAATCCCAAAACAAAGATGTTTGAGGTGGTCAATAGATCAGCAGTAAGAAAAGGAAGATATCCCTTTATTTTAAGACACGTACGAACAACACAGGAAGGAGAACTCATGGATGTTTGGACAGAGGTTTTACAAAGTCAGATAAAGTATCGCACACCAGAATTTGGAAGGAAAAAAAATAAAAGGAAAGTGTAAATGGAAATTATTGGAAAACGAAATCTTGAAAAGACAAACGCCTTTTGGAATGTCGATGAAGAAAAAGGATACCGAAAGTATCGTGCAAGTGACGGAAGGTATTACAAGGTATGGGTAGGTGATCGTGATGAAGAACCACAACGTAATTGGTGGTATACAGTCACAAATCAACAAGAGACAGCTGAAACTCTTGCTAAAGTTCGTAAAGACCTTTTGACACTTTTAAAGTATCTTGATAAAAACCCAGACCTCTGGATCAATCATCCAATTGCTTTTGGTATTTACCATACTTTTGATTTACATCTTAATGACAACGTTCCTTATTTAGAGATGCGTCCTAACAATTGGGGTGGATTGGGTCTCAACAAACCCAAAGAAGTAACAATTTATAAAATGGACATAAATGAAAAAAAGGATATAAAATATGAACTTGGTACAAAACGAGCTGTCTTGCTTACCCTTCGAAATCAACAAACTGGTGAATTAAGAAAATACCAAGATATTTTAGACTTGGCTATCCATGAACTTACACATACAACATGTAACGATACAAAATGGGTTCCTGAAAGTCAAGGAGGAAACCATCGTGAACCATATCCGAGTTACCATCGTCTCATGCGAAAATGGGCGAGGGAAGCAGGTATACTTTGAAAAAAAAAATAATAAAGAAGAGTAACGGTTATGGAAAATATAAATGAATACCTTATTATTATCACTTCTTTATTAGCTTTTTACTTTATCTTTATGATGTATATTAAAACAACATCAAAATTTTCACCTGTGAATATTCCTGCAACAAATACACCACCACAGGAAATTGTATTAAACGCTGAGACCAACACGTACGAAACTGAAGATACTCGAATGCAGTTGCCATTGTTACCTCCAGTCAATCCAATAGCTAGAAATACTACTGTCGAAACATACTCACCTGCTCAATCAGGTCTTTACAATGATCAAACATATGAAACGTCTGATTATCTTTTAGATACTCCACAAAATAATAACACAAACCAACTTGTTTATTCAGGTGGGGCAACACAACTCATTAATATTCCTTTACAATATAATTATCCATACAATGAACAGTTACGTACTCAACAAGTACTCGTTACTCCTTACAACAAAATCAAGTATGGAAATTGTAGTTAAACACGGGTCTTTTTGATACCTCCTTTATAAAAGTATCCTGCATCACGTTCTTTTCCATTTTCAAGAAAATACATGTTCACGATAAATTCAGGGTAATGATAACTGGCAATGATAGCTTCCTGTTCATTTGTAAAAATTGTATTTAATTCAAGGATGTCTGTTTCTAATTTATAAATTGTAGTCATTTACTTTAATTAATTTTATTTTTAAAAGAAAAATAACGGTAAACCTTAAATGGTGCTTCGTAAAGAACAAATACCCGTGTATAGTGATCTTATAATGCAACAATGGGATGTACCGGTTGGTCAGCCTATCCAAGCACTGGGATACAACGAAAAAGGTGAAACTATTGTTGCAGGATTTTCAATGACAAATGTTTATAACAATGAAGGTAAAATAGTCACTGAAAGAGAATACAAGGTGACTGTAAATGAGAACCAGCTCTACTTTGGTATTAAAAGTGAATATATGGGTCTTATAAACAATTTTCGTGAAAACAAAAGTGATCAATTTATTGGAGGTATGCCCGTACAGTTAGAAAAAGAGTGTGTCTCTCAATTACTTAGAGGAACAAGTTATCAAAAACTTATTTATGGAATCACGTTAAAGGTGAACGGCGTTCGTCATCTTATGTTTTTATCAAAAACAGGTATTATTTATTTTATAGATCGCGTTACAAATTTTTTTTATTTTATTCGAGAAAATAAAGAAATTGTTGCATTACAACCCTCCGAGTTCGTTTTTTTATTTGATGGAGAACTTGTTTTCCATGAACAGACACAACGGTGGGAATTTCTTATTTTCGATGTCTTGTTTTATGAATATCAAGGCAAGGTAATCAACTGGATGAATAATAATTACTATGATCGTTTATTTATACTCTCTAAAGCAATATCGGAACTTCCAATTAGAGACTTCGATATAACAGTAAAAACATGGATTCCTATTGAAGCAATAAAAGAAACAAACAATATTTATCAATTTGTGATAGATAAAACAAACCATGATCGTGATATGTTAAGAAAACCACGGCTTATAGACGATGGGCTTATTTTACAACCTTTTGATGGGGTATATGTTCCCTTTCGAGAATGGAATGTGTACAATAACGTCCAGTTTAAATGGAAACCATCTACTCAATTAACTGTTGATTTTAAAATCCATATACCAGAAGATGTTTCTAACGAGTGGTGGTTAATGACAAAAACAAATCAAAACTACAATGTAAAACAAAAGAAAGGAAAACAACCTTTAAAGGCAATCATGATTCCAACAAAGTCCGATAAATTGAAGTATAAACATGGAGACGTCGTCGAATGTAAACTCAATGAAGAAGTATACGAACGAAATGTGTTTATTCCAATTGCTAAACGTGAAGATAAAAAAGAAGGAAACAGTCTTCAAACAATCATGAGTACAATGAACGCTATTGAAAACGCTTTTACGTTAGATGATTTAAAACCAGCTATACTTTCCATTTTAAATAATTACAATGATCCTAAAAAGGTATTACAATTTCAAACAATGAGTCATTTAATACTTTGTATGGTTCCAATGTTCTTTACAAATGCAGAAATAAAATCAATTGAAAAGATCTATAATATTTTTACTGGTGAAGAATCAGAAAATGCAGAACAATTTGAAGGATTTTCTTTTGGTTCAACGGATAATTATGAATTAGAGTTTCGTGTTTTTCCATTTACATCAGGAGGTAAAGAGAGTATTAAAAAGTTTACATATTATTATTTTCTTGATTTTATGAAAAAATCAGGAATCCGTCACACACAAGAATTTACAATAGACTTGGTATTAAATGAATATACCAAAGACAAAACCTACAGGAGTACTTACAAAGATTTTAACTTTAAAAACCCAATCAACCAAGTCAAAACAAAAATAAAATCGTATAAGGCCATTCCAACAAGTGACAAACAATTATACAACAATTTAACCTTTAAGCTTGCTCTTTCAACGGAAAAAGATTCAGTTGTACAAGTCAATCTTAAAAACAAAGTAAAAAATGAACATATCGTTTATAATACAATACGAGTAAAATATAGAGATTCTTTTTATATTGGTTTATGGAGAATAGACATAACAAAGGTTATAACAACTATGAATATTGATAAAATAGGTATTGAAACATATGAAATAGAATGTGAATACATTGGTGGAAAGGTACCATTTCAAACGTTTATAGAATCCATGAATTTTGTATATAAACTTATACTTGGAAATACAAGTTACTGTTAATGAATCGAAGATTCATTTTTGTGTTAATGAATCGAAGATTCATTTTTGTGTTAACGAATAAAATTCATTTTTGTGTTAATCAATAAAATTTTTTAACTTTGTGTTATAACCAGTGGAGAATTGTATCCAACAAAGGTAAACACTTTTCCGTTAAAGTAGATGCTATTACCTGCTTGAAAGGTTTGTCTGGTGATCGGTGAGTTTATGGATTCTAGAATGTTTATAACCTCGGCGTAGGTATTTATTTGTTGAGTTAATTGTTCTTGAGGAATAAAAGGTTTACTCTGTTCAATTCTATAATCAGTATTTCGTATGCTAATTTTAAATGAACCAATAAAACTATTTCCCTTTCCTTTGGTAAAGGCAACAGGAAGTTCGACGTCATTGTTAGGTCCTTGTTTGACTAATTCCATAGGAAGCGTTTTATTTTCAACTGTTATCCTCCATCTATTGCCTTGAACTTGTTGTGCTTCTAAACCAATAACCAGATTGTAATCATGAAATGAATCGTTAAATGTAAACATTTCATTTGATGAAACAGAAATAAACAAGAGTCCATGGATATCGTCGTTGGTAAGATAATTATGTGATCCACCGACGATATTTAAATCAAATTCCGTAACAATACTTACATTAGTCTCAATTTGTCGAAGAGCCATTTCTGCAGTTTTAACATAGTCCCATCGTTTTTGTTGAGCTGAATAATACATCAAACCAGTTATGTCTTTACCTTTATATAGATCACAATCAAATGGATAAAACACAAGGTTAGGAAAAGGATAAAAGTGTCCATCTAAAACAGTCAGGGCTAGAGCAGGGAAATCTGGAATACCAGATTCTGAAGTTTCTCCAAGCATATTTATAAAAAAAGACTTTCCGGTTTCATTAAAATACAACTTTACCCGCACAGTATTTTCACGTATGGGAGTTACCATGAAGATATCTTTTGTAAAGGGTGTAAAAGTACTAAGTGTCTTGAGCTTTCTAAAATTAACTTTGGGAGCTGAAATACGTATTTTATGTTTTTCAAGGTGACCAGATCTGGTAATGTACCCTTTGCTTTCCATACAGTCAAGAAGTTGTTTTTTGGACATATTGTTCAAACCTGGGAAACTTCTGGATTGTATAATTTTTGTTCCAGGTCTAAAAACTGCACTGTCATCTGGTTGAACGGTTTCTCCAAAAATTACTGCAGCCTCGTCAGGGTACCCATTTAATTTAATATTTTCCCATCGACCTTTATAGTCAGGACTCTTAGGATCATCTTTTAATTTATAACAACATGGTTCAACCTTTCCATCTGGTCTTCGGATGCCACGGGGGGCAACATAGTATCCCTCCATTGGACAAACCCCGTAAAAGGAATATGGAATTGGACGATAATCTTTACCTCCGCCTTTTGTATGTGAACGATTTTGACACAATTGAGGCTGTTTTCCATCGACCATGTTGGGTATCTTGGATTTTTTGGGTTTTATAAGTTCAGATTCTATGATGTCGTATTCAGCTTCATGTGAGTAAATTATAACAGATCTAAATAACTCTCGTAAAAAAAGATACACCTGGTCAAGAACATCAAAATCCAAAGGTACATCAGTACTTTCAAGACGACTTCCTCTTAATTGAACTGCACCTCTTTTATAAATTTGAACATGAATTTTAATCCCAGGTTGTCTGGTTAAAACAAACTGGATAAAGGAATTTGTCATTTTATTGCTTCGACTTAATTGATCACCTGAATTATAATTGTATCCAGTTACAAAGTAATGATTTCGACCAATAACAAATGCTGTTTTTGAGTCTACAGTTTTTTTAAAAATTGGTATATTCCATAAAGTATTATTAAGAGTATGTAATTGAACAAGATGGGTTTCTTTGTATTGTTCTGGAAATAGATTAAATTGAGAAAAAACGAGATATTTATTTGCTGTTTTAATAGTGTAAGGTTTTGATTTAACTGCACTAGTTTGATTAATTCTATAAACCACCAATTCAGGAAGATCAATTTCTTCAGCGCTTGCAGAAATAATATTTAAGGTTCCATTGCGAGAAATACGAATAATAGTCTGTTGTTTGTTTTCATTTTCATACACCAATTCAACAAGATCTGGAAAGGTTTGACTTCGTGCACGTTTACTAACAATCTTCTTTTGACCGCTCTTTTTCACAATCATTTCGTAGCGAGAACCTTCAGCAGCTCCAGGAAATCGTGAAGACACTTTTTCAAGAATAAGAGATTCATTAAAAGGACGTCGGCAATTTTCTGTATGGAAACTTGGCCCAGACGTCCCACAATATGGACATACAAAATCAGGTTCAATTGGTCCTTTCGGTGGAAAATTATAACTAAAATCAAGTTTATCAGGTTTATCAAGATTTTGAATTTGATAAAAACTTTTTGAAATAAAGGCAGGTACATTTTTTACAACAACATTGGTTCCATCGAAAGTTGCATCAACTTTAAATTCACTTACAAGTTTTTGTAAATCAAATACAGTTTCTTTTGAAATGGTTTTATTTATAAGCATACTATATGTCAACGGTACTAATGGGGAAATACTTGGATCTTGATTGAACGAATCCATCTTACGATTCTCTTTTATTTTATTTTTATAACAAAAGTTGCCTTTTTCTTTTTTGAAATAGGAAAGTGATACTTTATTTGCTTACCAATTTCTTCAAATTCTAACGTTCCTGAATAGTCCTTGGTATCATCAATGAATTGTTTAAAAATATTTTTTAACTTTAGGACAAAAGAATAATGATCTTGGAATAGATCAACTGGTATACCCTGTGGATTTTCAAACGACTTTAATTTTTTAGCAATATCTAAACACATCTCGACCTTTTCCATACGATTCCAATATTCCGACATTTTGTTTTTAACAATTGTATTTCTTTAAGCAACGTTATTTAAAGAATACTCTTTTAAAAAAAGAAAAAATGGTGAGTTATCCTAAACTTTTCAACCAAGTGGTTGATGAATTTTTTAATGAGCTTATGGAATTGTATCCAAAAAATAATAATGTAAAGGTAAAATATAATCTTTTTCTAACAATTTCAGCTGTCAATATAAAAAAACCGGCAATTGATTTCATGAATCGAGTAGTACCATATCTTGAACAAATAGCTATGCGCGATGAAGAGTTCTTTCTTAGTGAAAATTCACCTGATATTATTAAGGCAAATATAAAATCAATATGGACACCCGATATTTCAGAAACAACCAAGAATGCCATATGGAAATACATTAAATCATTTATTACCATTGGAAACTTTATTGTCGAAATGCCACACGAAACACAAAACGTAATAAATTATATTATTCACAATTAAAAAAAATAAAAGATAACTTTAAAATGGTTCAGTTTTGGTTAGATAACATTCCTGAGCTTTTTTCAGTCGAAAATATAACATTTCTAAACAAAGACCCAGCTCCAGACAACTACCGCAAAGCACTTAATCTTATTTCATTGCTGGCTATATTAGTTGGTTGTACATTCACCTTTCTTAAAAAGGACACTATTTACTTTGCAGTGACGGTTGTTATACTTTCTCTTTGTATACTCATCAATTCAAATATTTCTAGAACCTCTACATTTGCCTCTGTACCAGATCCATTAAATTCAAAGGTCTCAAATACCTATGACAGTGGTGTATATCTTGTGCGTGCCATAAAACCAGACCCCTCAACTTTAAATAACATAATGTACGTCAATTCTGTACTAAATTTTAACAAAGGCGATATCATTGCTTTAAGTGTCAACGGGGATATTAAGGAGACAAATGTGATAACAGGTGTTAATTACACAACACAACCCGGACCAAATGGCTCTGGTATGCCTGTTGTCTCTTTATTGAATAACATAAAGGGGGAATATTCCAAGTACACAACAAAAATTTTAAAGGTAAGTGATAGTTCACCAAACATCATCCCACCACCTGATGGCAATATGTCAATACAAGCTGCAGGAAGTAGCCTTATCAGTGATCCAAAAGCATTAGCTGTTCAGAACTATCCTAAGTTTGATCTACCTAATGGAAACCGATACGACTGGAATCTTGAACTAGCAACAATGGGTATTAATGGTCTTCCAGACAGTTATGTGTACCAAGGACAGCCACATGGAGATCTTACATGTAGAGAATCAAGTTTACAAAACCCAATGGGTGTTCTAGAAATTCCTGATTATGACAACCCACCAACAATGTATGGAACATGTAACGAAGCTGAATATGATTCTAACGGAAAACAAAATAACATGGTCATGACCGATAATCAAGAAGCAACTGTTTCTCAGAGAGTTGATGATCTGCTTTTCCATAAAGGAAATAGTCAGATGAGCTATTCACCTGTACCTGTTGATACGTTACCGAGTGATCAAGAAGGCTTTGCACATTTCTTGTATCGCAACCCCACAAACTTAGTCAATCCTAAGTATGGATCCATTTTTGTAAATGAACCAGAGAAACTTAAGTTAGTTATGAAACTTGCAAGGGCCACGGGCACAGAAAACGGTGGAGGACGGTAAATCATTCTTCATTTAAATTTAATTTATTGAAAAAATAAAATTGTACGTGTGTATGAGAAATGTCTTTTGTCGATAAAAGTCAAAAGAAAATAAAAAACGTCTTTTTCGACAAAACATCCAATGAAATGATGAATATCATGAGATTTATACTTGTTCAAGACCCAGTGAAAGTTGCAATCGGCTTAGCATTGGGTTTATCTATAAAAAATATATTTACCGAGATCACTGATGATCTTGTGAAACCATTTGTTAATATACTTATCAAATCTATTTCAAACTCACAGTTAAATTTTACTATTTTTGGAGAAACATTTGGTATAGGAAAGGTCATCAACCAACTTGTTATTTTTATTATCTTTTTAGTGTTAATGTATTATGGATTTATCCAACCTATAAATAGATTACGAAAAAGATATGACATAGATCAAAAGACAGTAGCATGTCCATATTGTACAACCCTTATTAGCCCCAATGCAACAAGGTGCCCATCTTGTACATCACAATTAAAAACGTAATTTTATGTAAAATAAAAATAATAGTTGTTTTTAACCCTCAGACAAATGAATAATCCTTCACCACAAATTGTTGATGCAGCGAGTAAAAAATTGAGGTATTACGCTCAAGACCCAGTAAGAGACCCTTATGCCCAAATTAGCAATTCCGGTTTCACACCTGTTGGAAATCTTAAGACGTATGGAGTTGCCAATATGTATGATCGTCCAGAGCCAACACAGTTAAGGGATCTTCCTGAATTGTATACTGTTCCATATAACACAACACCTTTTTTGGGAACCAATACAACCAGTATTAAATACATTGATGATGATTCAACTGTTTTAAGATACCCTGTTTTTCAAAATCGTAAATCAGCTGTTGGGACGTCTCAGGTGACTCTCCATCCTGCACAAGCCTTTAATGCAAACCCTGGTGTCTCTCCTGAAATGAATAACTTTTATGAGCAGGCGACAACTATTAATCAACTTGGTGACCAGGATTACAGTTATTCGGCTTCCGTTGATCCAACCTTTATCGGGTTAGGTCAGAAGAATAATGGATTACAGTCAACACGGTATGTGAACCGTTGGGATATTGTTGATCCACGAGTTGTTCAAAATGTTGATAATATTGTCATGAACATGAAAAATTCAAATGGTCACACCATCAGCTTACATCAATGTGGTGTTAGCACACGTAACGAACTTCGCAATTATGTTGAAGTCAATGACTGTTAACAATGAAGTTATTTTTCGTTTAAAAAAAATAAAATAGAAGTATAACCTTTTATTTGTTTTAAATGAAAACTCTTAGACAGGTAAATAGTCACATCAGGTATCTTCAAGGCAGATCTTGTACATTCGGTGGTGCCGGTGCAAGCATACCTCAAGAAATGTGTAGTATCTGTCACATTAGCCTTGCACGAAACCCACCGACAAGTAGATTACATTGTAACCATAGTTTCCATACAGCTTGTATTTGTGCATGGTTACAACGAGACTCTGCAAATGAACGTGCCATACGCAGTTGTCCACTTTGTCGAGCCGTTATCCCAATGCAAGAAATCAGAGATCTTTGTGGAGCTATGCCAAGAGAAGCTCCAAGAGCTAAACGTAAGTTGACGTACTCAGATATGGAAAACCCAGAGTACAGAGCAGCCCATAACATTCGACCAGCTGTTCGGGTTGATTGGGACGGTAATGTGTTTTAAAAAACGACAATGTGTTTTAAAAAACGACAATGTTTTAAACGCTTTTTTAGTTAAAAAAAAATAACGACAATGTGTATTATGAGTACCCCAGTTGCATACGATGCTCCTCATATGCCGTTTAGTTTACCAACAGGTAACATGTACAATAGTCCCAACATGCAACAAGGATCTGTGTCTCAGACACTTTCAGAAAATCAACAACCATTAGGAACACAGTTTAAAAGTTATAATTTAAACCAGGCAGTTAATTATTATACACTTGATCCTTTCCAATACAACATAACAAAATTTGATTATGCTTTACCAGATGGTAAAAAAACTGAAAATAAAGAACAGTATCAATTTAAAAACAATCCCGGGTTGGTCTATAAAGGTGTCAATTTTGAAGAATTGCTTCCAGCATACACCCAAGCCAAACGATCAGTAAATGATTTTAGAGCTCAAGACTACCATCGCTTTTTAGCTAATGAAGGGTATTTCAATCCCAAGGAATCAATTGATAATCGAGATCTCTGGTATTACGGTGCAGACAAGAATTCTAGACAAAACGGACTTGGTATCGCCGGTGCAGCTTTAAATGTTCAAGAAGTTAATCGTATTATTTTTCCTGAAGCTCAGCGTGGTGGAACCAATAGCAAAAATTTGGCAAAGTATTCCTGGTCTAATTACAAACCAGTCATGTCACAAGCTTACGGCCAACAAGCAAGGACAGGAGATTGTAAAGTGTTTGATTTTAATTCAAATTATGTGAGCCCAGCTGATAAGGTGTATCAATTTGATTCAGAGTATTGTCGAAATATTGGAATTTCGGGTCCATATGAAGGATCCATGCCTTTTAATCCAGTAAAAATACTTTAAAAAAAATACCAGTAAACCGTAAAGCCAGGCGATATGTTTACAAAGGAACGTTTTTCACCTGTGTACCTTGATTCTGAAAATTATTATAAACAAAATGCGAATGTAAGCGAACAACAACAAACAAAACAGTTTTCACCTTCTGAACAACCTTCCGGAGGAAAATTTGTTACTGGGTACAATAATCCATACATTGACCAATGGAGTAACAATTACCCGATTGCTCCACAAAACGAGCCAGTAAACCAGAAAGATTTTATTGAAAAGAATAGTCTATACAACCAAAAAACAATAAATGGTGTGCCTTTAAAGGATTACTATGAAAAGTATACAACCGACACATTAAACAACGGATCATGGTTTTTAAACAAAGATATGCCACAAGAAACAAAGCAATACCAAGATGATTCCCAGGTACAGCAGCGTATGGAAATGTTCACAGGTCTTCGCCAAGAACGTGATCGTGATAATTTAGGAAAACCCACTCGTACAGAAACGCTTAATCTATTTACACCTGAAGAACGTATAACAGGGTATGGATATCAGTATGGACAATCGGGTAAAGGAGGGCCAGGATTTGAAATTACTCGTCAAAAGGAAATCGAAGATCTTCGAAAAACGTTACGATTTAAAACCAATGAACAGCCAATTGAAAAGATACAAGTTGGTAGAGGTTTAGCCTTAGGAACAGAAGTCCCTGCTGCAGGTGGGTTTCAGCAATACACACGTGTTATGCCTGACAACATTTCAAACTATAAGGCAAATCAGTTACCAGGGATGGTTGCAGGAGAAAAATGGGCTTTTTCTAATGCACCAACAAGTCAAGCACCGGTTATGAAAAATCGCCCAGAAGCCTTTTACAGTATGTGTCAATACGGTCCAATGCCTTACGGAGGAACGATAACGGCCGAAATGACGCGCCCAGATTATTCAGTTGTCCTCAAAAATCAAAATCGCCAAGTTATCAATTACGGTTTTGGTACCCCCGTTATGCAGTTAAGTGACTACTTAGCGACCAATTAAAACGTTCGTTTGTATACATTAAATAAAATAAAAGCGTTAACAAAAGCAATGAGTGCCTTATTAGCTGATTCTATTGAACCAGAAACGTTTTTATTTTCATTTCCTAAAAAACACAATGCTTATAAAATTTGTAGACTCCGTACTTCCCAAAAAGACCCAATTCTTATCCAATTTCCTAAGATGAGTGCTTTAAGCCTTTCAAAATGTTCAGAACTTGAATTTGTTGGAGAAACAGGATACACACAAAAGGTTACAGAATTCTTAAAACGATTAGACACTTTTATTGTAGAACATATCCATTCAAAGGCAGAAGAGTGGTTTGAGAAACAGATTCCGTTAGAAAAGCTATCAGAGATGTACATACCTCATAAAAGCATTATTAAGTGTACAAATAAAACAGATCTCGAATCTGTTACCAAGGAAGCCCTTGTTGAGGGTATTCTCCAATTAAAGTATCTTGTTTTTACAAAGGAGACCTGTTATTTTCAATGGGAAATGGTTACAGCAAAGGTTCATAAAAAGGCCGTAAAGCTTCCTAAAACATTTTTATTTATAGAGGATCCAGATGATGTGTCGGATGATGAAATATCGGATGACGAAACGTTTACCTTTTTTTAATTTGTTTTAATTTAAAATTTAAAATATTTTTAAAATGTACATAACACATGGCGAATGAAAAAATGGGTTATGCACTTTTTGCAATTGCTGCCGTCCTTTTAGCTATGTCAAGTATGAATGTCTTTTCACAGAAAGAATCGTTCACTGATGTTGCCCCAACACAAAACGTACTTCCAAGATACACCGGCGGCCCAAGTCTGAGCGCGACCCAGAACCTCCAGAATTACCAGGATCGCATTGTGATGAATGTTGGCACCAGCGTGCAAGATGTCAATAAGGCAGGTGCAAGATATTACCTCAATCTTCAGAACTATCTTAACCCCAGTATAGACAACCTTGAGCTTGCTCAGAACATCTCAGCCCGTCCTATCATGGCTGGCGTCCCTCTTCCAGGTGCTGGGCAATTTTATAAAAATAATCTAGGAGACGGCTACACCGATAACCTTGGTCACCTCAATGGCAGTGTCTATCCAAGTGTCAGCTATCAGAACGATCGTGCTGCTCAGCTTAGTCAGTGTGCACAGAACCTTCCAATGTTTGCTGCAAGTAGTCTGTTACCTAAACCTTCAGTCAATGCCAATAACAACGCGTTGTCTCAGTCAGCTGCTCGTGCTTTGGCTGCATTTACAGCGTTGTCTCCAGTTGAACAAATTGGAGCCATTACCAGCAACAACACTCCATACAGCAAGACCAGTGACTTTCGGGCTTTGGATTCTATTAATTTCAACAATTATGTCGATCCAGTGTTCCAGGGTAGCAGCGCTCTTGGTGTTCCACCTGCATATGGTCAGGTCAACTCGGCAAATGACCGTTCTGGACCAAGCGGTTTTACTAACAATTAAATTATTTAAGGAAATAAGTTGTTAAACAATAATAAGCAAACATGGATTCCGATGATGAAGAACTTGACGATGTCAGTGAAACAGTTAAGGAATATGCAGAAATATCTAAGACAATCAAAACAACACAAGAAAAATTAAAGATACTCAATAAAAAGAAAAAAGAATTGTACAAGATAGTTCTTCCTAAACTAAAAACAAATAATATTTCAAAATGCAATCTGCCTTTTGGAACGTTAAAACTCACTAAAACAAAGCGTAAGGTAACACCCAACAAAGTTTCCATGAAAGACCGTTACATTGCCTTTTTTAATACTCGAGCCACTGACCAAGACTATCTCCAGGCAACACCAGAAGAAAAGGCAGCAATGCTTTATAATTATATATGTCGATAATATTGAAATAAAAGAGGAATCTGTTATTTCAATGACATATTCGAAAGAGTTTCGTGATCAGTTTAAAAATTTAAATGTTTAAAACTCTAAAAGTTTTGACTGATATAAAAAACAATAAAAATAAAACCAAGAATATAAATGGGATATACGTGAGGTGTATCTCGAAGATCAACAATTGAGTGTAAAAAACGATTAAGGTATCCATCTTCCTTTTTTACATTTCTCAATTTACATTCTATGTAACTAAGTGTACATTTATCGTACAATGTTATCATTTTAAACAAAAAATAACTCAGAATAGCAATGTAATTTCTTGGGATATCTCCTTCAATTGAATATCTCACACCAATAAATAAAAAGAGATAAACCGTAAAAATATTTTCCATTGAAATAATGTTTATTTTTTTAAAAAATATATCCCGAAAAAAAATATCGATTTTAATTAACCTCATGGATAATTACATCGGGCTTCTCAATCCTATTGCAGGTCTCGCTAATCAAGCAACTAAATCAAGTTTTGACCAAACAGGACCAACATCAAACGTGGAAGTAAAACACGATACCTTTTCAAATCTTATTGGAAATATTATCTGTCTAATTGCGCTTTATTTTGCCTTTAAGTGTAAAACACCAACCGGTGGTGTTGACTTCTTACAGCTTCTTTTAGCCTGCTGTTGTTCACCTTGTTATATTGTATATAGATTAGTAGTTCCATGTAAAGGTATTTAAAGAATTCATTTTTAAAAGAATAAAACGTCTATGGATACTTTAAATGATTATTACCCTGTATATCCTCGTAACCCGGATGCTCCAAGTGCATCCGATTCTGACTATTCAGAAGACTTTGAAAATATAAAAAAATTGGACAACCTCAACAACACAAAAAAACGAAAAAATAAATTTACCATCGATGACTTTTGTCTAAAATACAACGATGAGATGTGGTATATATGGTGTATCATAAAAGATTATTCAGAAAATTCACATCTTTTAGACCGTTTAGACTTTCCCAATTTTTGCCAGTTGTGTTATGAAAACTCAAGCAAATATTAAATCATGTAAGGTACCTTACCTATTTTTGGGTCAATTTGAAATTTAAGAAAATCAAATTAACTTAAAAAATAAAATGTTATAAATATAAAAGCAGGAAAGGATGAACGATTACGAAGAGATAGTTGGTATTAAGACACGATTTGAAAATTCATCAGAATCTGAGTTATACAGTTATCTTTATTCATTCCAAAATAAATGGGTTTTACCTGGAAATAAAAGTGTCACTGCTCTGATAGAAAAGGCTCTTCATAATTTTGGCCTCAACCCTGATAATTACAGCTACACCGAACTTAATACAAATTATCTACGTTGTTTGTACAATGTTGTCTATCTTCAACAAGAACTTGTAAGATCGACACCTTTAGAAAAGTACGAAGAACTCAATGCTATTATTAATAAAATTTTTGAGTCGATTGATTATTCTTGTAAAATCTTAAAGTTTGGAGCTCTTTTGGTACATAGTCATTCTGATAATACAGAACCCATAAAGAATGATCTCGGACAACTTAGATGGATGGAACCCAATGTTGATACAAACAGTCCTTTTCAGAATTTAATACTGTATCTTTCTGATGCAATTTATCTATCTGGTCTTCAAAGGTATGGAGATTCATTGTATGAGAAAATTTACTACAATGGATATTTTACACATGCCTGGAAAGAAAAGACTTCTATTAAAAATTTCGTATATGAAAAAACTGAATTTTGTCTGGATTATCGTCAGTGGCACAACTTAACCAGCAATGCTAGTAATATTAAAAACGTGACTCAATACCTTGAAGATTGTAAGGATCCTCGATTAAGTGATCTTAAAAAAGATCGTCACGTCTTTGCTTTTCGAAATGGTATTTACAACTGTAAAGAACTTGTTGGTGAAAATTATACAGATCATTTTTACGAATATGGAGCTGAACTCACAAAAAGTTTAAATATTGACGTTGTTGCTTGTAAATTTTTTAACTGTACCTTTGATAATTTTGAACTAATTGATGATTGGTATGATATACCAACTCCAAATTTTCAAAGTATATTAGAATACCAAGAATTTAGCGAAGATGTTGCTCGATGGGTCTATGTTTTTGTTGGACGTCTCTTTTTTGAACTAGGTGAATTAGATAATTGGCAAGTTGCTCTGTTTTTAGAAGGTGTTGCCGGGAGTGGTAAATCAACCATCACTAAGATAGTAAAAAAGTTTTATGAGACATGTGACGTAGGTGTACTTTCAAATAATATTGAAAAGACATTCGGACTTAGTTCTTTGAAAGATAAACTTCTCTTTTTAGCTCCAGAAATTAAAGGAGATCTCCGATTGGAACAGTCTGAATTTCAGTTACTTGTTGAAGGTGGTGATATGCAGCTTCCTGTTAAACATAAAGAATCCCATTACATAGAATGGAAGATTCCCGGACTCTTTGCTGGAAATGAACCTCCTAATTATACTGATAACTCAGGATCAATCAGCAGACGTTTAGTTGTTGCTAAGTTCCATAAAAAGGTCAATACCAAGGATCCTGATCTTGATCAAAAATTAAACAAAGAACTTCCTGCAATTATGAAAAAAGCAGCATGTGCTTATCTTAGCGCTATTAACAAGTTCAAGGGACATGATTTCTGGTCAAGTATTCCTGAATACTTTCGTGATACTCAGCGCGATATGGCACAAAATACACATGCTCTTGAACATTTCATTTCAAGTGGAAAGGTTGTTATTGGTGAAGAACACTATTGCCGTGAAAAGAATTTCGTCCAGGCGTTTAATGATCACTGTAAGGAATGTCATCTTGAACGTCACAAATTTACAACTGATTATTATCTTGGTGTGTTTGGAAATTACAACATTCATGTCAAGAAATCAGCAAAGATGAAATATCCCAATACCCCAGGTAGTCCAAGTTATCAAGGAACCTTTATTATGGGAGTCGATCTTGTCAATGAAATGGGTGAAGAAAATACAGAAGATCTTTATTAAAAAATAAAATAAAAACGTACATTATAGTTATGAATACTGTTCCTGGTCTTCAAAAAGATAAAGTAAATTCTAAAAATAAACCTTCAACACCAAGTGAAGGTACAGCATTTGTTGTGAATGACACATCAGAGCAAGTAAAAAAGTATATCGATGAAATTTGTTCAGATCCAAAATTTTTATGTTCTAATAAAGATCTTTGTGGAAAAAGTACGGCTATTTATACAAATCCTGCAAATGTTGAAAAGATCTGTAAAGATATAGAAAAGGCAAACGAATGTGAAAATGATGTGAAAGAATGTGTGGTGAGTACTGAAAATTTATTTGATGATTCTCATGGAAATGTCACAACAAGTTTTGTGAATATTATTTTACCTATTCCTAACGCTTTTGATGAAAAAGCCAATCAAAAATTTTTACGACTTCCTGCACTTAGTGCAAGTAAAAAACCAAAGTCTGAAGACATTTGTAAGATATGTGCATGTATGAATCGATTTTCAACATCACCAGGATCAAGTGCTGTTATAAATGAAACAAGTTATACATCACCTGGGCAAAACACCTGTATGTATCCAGATTTTATAGAACATTATTATTATCCTTTAAATATTCAAAGTATAAACACAAAATTACCAAATACGCCACCTGTAAAACTTGGGAAATATACTATCATTAATTCAAACATTATTTTTGCACACTCTGAAGAAGAACTGTTAATTCCAAATTTATACGACCTCTTGATAAAAAATGGAATTGCTCAACAGACAGCCATTTCTTTTATAACCAAGGTTCTCCATAAAAATGACGAGGCAAAGGTTAAGGAACTCGAACTTTACATTATGGGGAAATCAAAAAATAAGGAAAACCTTAAACGAAATGGGGTATTTTATCAAAACATTGCCTTTTTTTATGGAATTTTAGTTGTTTTATTGTTGTTGTTTTTTTTATAAAAAGCGTTTAAACAAATAAAAATAAATGAAATATAACAACAAAGAAAGCTAATGGATCGTATAAAAAAAACAGTTGCTTTTGATACTCCCATGACAACAACCACACCAAATACTCTTTCTAAATGGATTCCTCTTATTTGCGCTGGTGCTGCAGCCGGTGTAAGTATCATAGCGCTTCAGGAAATCAGAAATCTTAGGAAAGAAATCGGAACTATTAAAACAGAAAAGAATCCAGCCATTGAGCTAAATAAGCGTATGGAAAACATGGAAGAACAACTTGAGATGTTGAGCTCCTTTATCACTAATAAAAAGAAGATAAAGAAAGACACAAATGTTATTCGACAAGCTGTAACACCTGAACCACCTCCAGTACAGATCATTAACGATGAAGAATACGAAGAAATTGAAGTTACTGATGACGAAGCAGAAGAAAATTAAATTAATTCAATTAAAATAAAAAAATAAAATGTTCTTTTATTTTAAATGAATCCTCTTCAGGCTTACAATTTTATCCCAACCACTGTTGAAGGAAACCAGTTTGTCAGTTTTCGCCAGCCTGGTTATTACATGACCGATTTTAGAAACAGCAGTGATCTTTACAGTTATCTTATTAACGACGTCACTGTAAAGGGAGTGACCACTGGTCACCAGCTCAGGCAATACCTCCAGGACAATGGAAATGCAATTACTAATAATTTCTTTAAGTCAACTGCTGTTCAGTTTCTCAATATGACCACACCTGGTGCACCCAATACATGCACTGGTTCTGAAGCTGGTGTTATTTACAGTGGTGGCAAGCCATTGGTCAATTCTTTAGGAAATGAACAACAATTTGGTGCTCAGTGTAACGTTCCTGGGCAATCTTGTATGATGTTCTGGCAGAACACGCCATTACCTCAACAGGGTCCTCATTGTATGGCACCTCCAGCGGATGTAAATCCATACCTTTTATTAAGATAAATCTAACTTAAATTATTTTATTGGTTTAAGTTAAATGAACTTGTTGCTTTATGCTATCGTTTCAGTACTTGCCTTTTTAATTTGTGTGTATGCAAGGTCACTTACACTCGCTTTTATTGTTTTGTTGATATCTTTGATTTTTGTTATCCTTTACATCCAGGAAGAACGAATTAAAAGTCTCAAAAAAAATTGCCCGGAACCTGTTTAACTTTTCTTTTTCTTTTTTCCCGTTGTGTCTGTTTTTGTTACCTTTACGGAAACAGCGTTCTTCTTTTTGACTTCAACAATTTCTTGAGGTTGATTGTGATGTTTATCATAATTCCGTTTGTGGTGTTCCCAAAGAGCTGGACTCCCCATACGAAATTTACGGCCTACTTTGGCTTTATACCAAAAGACGACGTCTTCTATCTTGGACGATGTACTGCTGTTGTCTAACACTAAACATTCATAGTTTTGGGTACACTGGTTTAAGACTTCATTAAAAGATTCAAAATTGGGAAAGATACCAAAAAAATTCTTGTAAATTTTTTCACGATTTTGGATGATATTTTCTTTGAGAATAAAAAGGTAATCAATATTTGAACGCATAGCCGGATTAAGATCCATACAATACTGCATAGCTAACATGAAAAAAATACGATAATGACGTCCATTCATAAAAATATTACGCATATTTAGATCCCGTGTCCATTTATTATCAAACATACAATCATCCATAACCATAAAAACACTATTTTTTGGATTTTTAAAGTCTTCTTTGTCTTGTTTCGATAATTTACTCACAACACCTTGTTGGTGCTTTATAATTTTATCAACAACTGGTGGTTCAAATTGTCCATAAATAAAAGAATCAGGTATAAATTCTTGATAATGTTCGTTGGATTCTTCCGTACCACTCATAACGACCCCCATTGGAATCTTACGCTGGTGGTACAGTATGTCTTTAATAAGCGTCGATTTACCACAATTTTTTTTTGCTATAAACACGCATGTTCGGCATGGATCTATCTTTGTTGGGTCAAACTTTTTAATCTGAATATTCATTCTAATAAAATAGGTTATTTTATGGATACCGTCTTAACGAATTTTTAACGAAATCTTCTGCGTCCAAATCGAAACCTCTTTTTACCAAAAAGTACCATTCCCATTTTCGATCCACCACCGCCTAATGCTTTCAGGATCGTTGGTAAGAAAAAAACAACTCCCAGTACGATAATGCCGATAACAGCAACCCAAATCATACCCATAGTACCCACAAGACCAGCTAATTCGCCTATAACACCTGTTTGTTCTGAAGCAGTTTTTTGTTTACTTACTGCAGCTGCAGCGGTATCGGTTGAGGTTGAAACAGAATTTCCAATCATTGCATCGGATAACATGGAAACAACTTGGTCTGAAACGATCTCTTGATTTATATTAATTGGACATGGAAAGATTCCTTTAATTTCTAAAGTTCCATTGTTTACGTTGTCTAGAAACCCATTGACTTCATTTAACACTTCATTGGTAATATTTGTTTCAACTATATTATTTACTTTTTGACTGATACTTTGTTTTGATTTCTGTGTATTTAAGGATGTAGCTAATGCAGCCTGTTTAGAAGTACTTGCCTGATCAATTGAATTCTGTAAAGCTGTTTTCATTTGAGATTGTAAATCATTTTTACTTGCAAACTTTGCCATAAGTTTTACTGTTTGATTGGCTTTAATTTTTTGACCTATATTAAGAGAACATTTATTTGGATCTGTACCGGGCATTGGTCTTGCATTTTCACCAAAAGTTAATGTAAGATTATTTGCATTTATGTTACGAGCAGAAGCTGAGTTTTGATTTTTTGTTGTCAATTTGGTCATTGATTGATTTAAGATCTCAACTGTTTGCTTAACTTCAGAACTCTGTGAAGACCCCATTGTTTTATAAATAAAACTTTTATTTTTTTTAATTAAAAAAATAATTGTAAATAGAAATGTCCACCAATACCCCTGTTCTTCAATTTGCTTATGGAAATAGTCTGGGGTATGTAACTTCGATAGATGGTGCACTTTATAAAAAGGATATGATGTTTAACGTACAAAGTGGATGGGTGAAAGAGGCAGATTCTGGTGTAAAAGCAGTTTATATAGATTCATATGATAATGTTAATAGACGACTCATGGTACTTTCAGATGGGTCTGTTAAAGCAATCAATACAGATAACTCTGTTTTTTTTATACAACTCCCAAATGGAGTTACAGGTGTTAAATCTGCATCTATGTATGGTGGGTATATATTTGTTGTAGGAATGGATAGTTTGTTGTACGTTGCTCAAACACAATTTTGGAAAACTATTAAACAAAATGATTGGGTAAAATCATTAGGTAGTGGTATAAATAAAATATTACCAATATGGAAAGAGTCGAATCATTTATTTATTATAGACAATGCAGGGGTTTTTTATGGTGGCAAGAATGGATGGACAAGTAAAAATAAAGCGAATTCAATTTGGAAGCCACTTGCAACAGGTGTTATTGATGCTGCATTTAGTAATAACGAAGCTTTATGGTATATTAACAAAAATAATGAAATTTATTGTATACCACCAGGTAAATGGCGTTGGGAATATGATGCAGCTAAAATGATGAGTATCGCGATTAAACTTCCATCACCACAAGGTTCTGGTGGTGCTATTGCCATTTTTGCAAATAATTCGGCGGGTCTTGGTATAGTTGGTAAAAATGGAAATGTATACATTGCAGCCGATAATTTAGGAGGTATTAGAGGTAGTATATATGATGGTTCAATTAAATGGTTTAAATTGGGTATAACAAACATAAACCAACCTGTAAATGATAAAAATGCAGACCGACTTCAATATACCATGGTTTCTAGATCACAATCTAGTTTATTTATGAGCCAATACAGTTATACTTCGTTGTCCAACCCATTGTCAAATCCATATGCAGCAACTATGGGTCCTTCTTCGCTTGTAACAAGTGTTTTAAAGATAAATAATAACAACGCGTATCCATTCAAGGTTCTTACTTTAATGGACTTAATTATGATGGGAAGGGCAATGCCTGTCATGAGAGAATTTTTTGGCAAACCAATAAATGATCCAGATAGTATTGAGATGTATTGTTTAACTTTTACACTAACTGACCAATATCTTCCATTAGGAGACGTGCTTGTATATAGTAGAAATGACCCTACTACTACATGGTGTATTCTTGTTGCCAATAATCCACAATACTCTAAACCCGTACAAACACAAGATATACTACCAGTTGCAAGCTCACCTAGTAGATCTGATGAGGATTGGGCATATGACCAACTTGGAAATTTTTATAATATGGGAAGGAGAGTTATGTATGGTATAAATTCTGGTGCACAAACTGATAAAAGGTATGTTAAAGGGAGTAGTACAAATTTTGTTATTGGTGACGTAGTCGTAAATGGAAATGATAAAACTGAAGCAACAACCCCAAGTTATTACGGAACAAATACTGGTTCTATAAAACAAGGTTTAAAAAATGATTCTTTTCCAGTCCAAAGTATCATAAATGGCAAGGTTTTTCGAATTTTTGCAGGTGTTAATGGAAATTATATTATGAATCTTCCTAACGCCACTCAAAAAGTTCTTCTTGATTTTAAAGTAATTAAAGGATACAAAAACTGGGGTAAAATTATGGAGTCAAGCCTTTTCAATACCAGTATATTTGTTCCTGATAAAGGTTCTGTCTTAAATTATGTTGATTTTATCCCTGCATATGCACTTGCCGCTATGTGTGGAAATGGAACTGCATATAATACGTTATCTAAACCAAATGGTAATGTAAAACCAATTATTAGTGATTTTAACTGCCAAGATTTTATGACTGGGTACATGTCAGAAAACAAATACGCGAATATTTTAGATAAACCATCACATAATTGGTGCTATAGACAAGATGCCAATTGCGATGATAATTTATTTGCCTTTTGTGCAGCTGACACACTTGGAAACAAACGTGCTGGAAATACCGCCAATGTACCTGTTACTATAAAAGAAGCTGATCTGATAAAGACATATCCAAATTCAAAAAATGAAATTTGTTCTTGTTTTATGCCTACTGATTATTATAAAGCGAGTTCATATAATAGTTTATTAGGTCAGTACGGAGGAAAGGATGGGCCGACTATTTTTAAGCAGATGAATCCAGATTCTGCATTTAATATTCCAGAATGTAATGATAAACTATGTCATACAAATACTGCAGTACAGACATATCGTGGAAAAACAAAAAGTTCAGGCGCGAATTGTCCTTCTATTGGTCCAATTTGTTTAAATACTGTTAATCTTGATCTTAAAAGTTCAAAAGCAAATATGCCTATAAATATTACACAATCAAATGAGTGTAATAAAAGTACCCCTGTCGAATCGTTACCACCTCCAGCACCAGCACCAGCTCCTGTTGTCGAAAAGAAGATACCGTCAGGTGCTCCAGCTGCACAGGATCTAAGTGTTCCTCCTCCAAAATTAAGTTCAACTCCTATAACTTCTGCAGATCCTCCTCCGAAGATTTCCACAGCAACAATAATTGCTATCATAGTCGTTCTTATTGCTTTGTTAGGTGGTGGAGCGTTTTTTATGATGAAGTAAACTTTTAAATTGTTTGAATAAACTTTAATCTATTTTCATTCAAATAATTTTATCGCTTTTTAGCATTCCATGCCTTGACTGCCTCTCCAAACAATTCTTTGTGAGGTTTTTTATCACTTTTGTTTTTGGTGAGGTAGTCAGCTAAAAAAGTATTGTATTCTGAAGGTTTACGAGGTGCTCTAGGTTTTTTAGGCTTTTCATTCAATTTGGATTCAAGTTCAGTGATACGTTTTTCGAGTGTACTGTAATCGTCCGACATCTTTCCTTTTAATTTACATCGTGATTTAAATTAACGTAATCTAACGTAAATATTTACTTTAATTTCATCTTTGCAATCTGATCAACCATAACTTCACGCGTTCGTTTTAACAGAGCCTTACCTTCCTTGGTTTTTCCACCAACCGGAATGAACCCATCGTCTTTGTCAATGACGTCTTCCTTAATAAGTTCCTTGCGTGCAGTTTTCATTGCCTTCGCCCATTTGTCGCGGAAGGTTCCTTTTTTGTGACCAGCAGCTTGTTGTTTTTTACTCTTGTAACGTTCATTTCCATAACGGTCTTTCTTTAAAATTATGTCCCGCTTTGTTAATCCTCCTTTTGTGAAGCGTGCGTTTCCATGGAAAACTTCGGCTTTGGATCCATAATACTTGACGTCTACCATTTAAATGTTAAAATAAATCATTATTTTTTTTTAAGTTTAATTTTCAAAAAGAAAGTAAAAGTAATGAACAAATGAATTCAAAAAAAGAAAACCAAAAGGTTAAACCAAAACCAAAACCAAAACCAAAACCTAAAAAGGAAAATGCTAAACCTAAACCAAAGGCTAAAGCTAAAAAAGAATCTAAACCTAAATCTAAAGGTAATGTTAACCGAGAATCAAAGGTTATTATAGAATTAGAAAAGAAAAAAGAACCTGATGAACAAGTGTATGGAGATAAACTGAAGAGTCTCCTTTTTAAAATCAAAAATCAAAATAATTACAATGATACTGGAATACGATTCGCTTGGAAAAATTAAAAAATTAATTTTAAAATTAAAATAAATACACTTTAAAATGGAAGGTTGTAATACATTCAATCAGTATTATACAGACATCGTAGATGCCCAGGGGAATATAGTTCATTGTTTTGATGGAAAGATATATCCCGAAGGCAAAACTTTTGGTGTAAATAATTACAAAGGGTATAACAGCAAGGGGTATTACAATTGGATCAATGATAATTTCAAAGACTATGCATTCCCTGATGAAGAATACAATGAAGCTGATTATGCACGTATTTGTGAAAGTCAGGTTTATTCTTTAAAACAACAACAAAAATTTGCAGGTCGTCTTTTCAATACCCATACCGATATTAATAGTATGCTTATCTATCATGGATTAGGGTCGGGAAAAACACAGACAAGTATTGTTGTTGGAGAAGCCTTTAAGTTTCGAACTGTAAAAAATGCAATAATTGAAGGGCGAGCTGAATCTCGCGTGTATATAGTCGTTCCAGCTGCTTTACAAAATCAATATTATTCTGAAATAATTGGAAAATATGAAATGGGTGTTATCAAGTCTGCACCAGGTGAGATATGGATTTCTGGTGAACGTCAGTATTATGCAAACAAAGCAGTTCGTATTGCACTTTCTTCAAATTACAGTGAAATATACGAAATCCGAAAGAAAAAGGAACAAACAAGTGATCCTAAAAAGATAGCTGGATACAATCGTGACATAGAAACGGTTAAAACACGAAATAAAGATCTTGAAGAAGATGAACGTATTCGTGTAAGTAAAATTTATGAAATTATGAGTCATGAGACTTTTTTAAATAAACTTTTTAAAATAGAAGATACAGTGTATCAAGAACAAAGTTTTCTTAAAGTACTTGACGTGTATGGAAAGGTGAGTCCACATGGTATTTTTAAAGAAAATGCTCTGCTTATTGTTGATGAAATCCAAAGGCTTATCAGTGCAACTGGTACAAATTATCGTAGGTTACTTTATGCTTTAAAGTATTACGCTCATCCCAAGTTTCGATGTATCTTTTTAACAGGTACACCTATTTATGATAAACCTTTTGAATTTGGTCTTCTTATGAATTTATTACGAGCCAGAACTGTGTTTCCAGGTGGTCGCGATGATTTTAATGCACTGTTTTTAGAAGACAAAATGCATATATCAAATCGAGAATATTTTCAAAAGATGTGTAGTGGATACATAAGTTATTTTAAAGGAGGTAACCCGATTGCATATCCATACAAGAAAACAACTGTTATGCATCATCAAATGGGTACTTTTCAATACCAACAATACATAGCAGCCTTAGAAAAAGAAATTGAACGTGATCAAAAGATGGCTATGAAAGATGAAGAGTTCTTTATCAATAGAGAAAAAGATACTGTAAGTACAGGTATTTACAACAATTCAAATCAGCTTTGTAATATTGCATATCCAGAATCAACTGTGACAGTAGGAAATAAAAATACTCTTGAACGAAATAAAGCAGAATTTATAAAACAACTTAGTGCAGAAGCTCGTAAATATACTAGTCTACCTGAACAAACAGATGCCATTCTCAAATTAGTTCATGGATACAGTAGTAAGTTTTCAGCTATTGCTAGAATGCTTATTGATTGTCCAGGAACTGCTTTTGTCTTTTCTAATTATGTGTATTATGGAGTTGATGCAATGGGGGCAATTATGGATAACCTCGGCTTCGCTGAATATCCATCCCGAGGTCCTCGAGGAAATTATTTTCTCTGGAAAGGTGAGGCAAATTCTAAAAGACCAGAAATGGTCAAGGCTGCAAAGAAGGCGTTTAACGATCCTCGCAATGCTGATGGAAGTCTATTAAAGATAATGTTTGGAACTCAAACGGTTATGGAAGGAGTGGATTTCAAAAATGTTAACCAAATCCATATTATAGATCCTTGGTGGAATGATTCACGTCTTCAACAAATTATTGCACGTGGTATTCGTTTATGCAGTCACAAAGATCTTCCACCCGAACTACGGTTCGTCAATGTCTTTATTCATTTATCAACATTAGGAAGTTATGAAAATGTGTATACACTTCAGATAGAAGACAGTACAGGGTATAAAAGAGAGATCAAAAGTTTATTACAAATAGAAAATAGATCCAATCCTGATGCATCTCAATGGATAATCTCTGAAGCAAATATAAAAGTCAATAAAGAAAACGAGGCAGAAATTTGGGGATCCAACGCTCGGAGATTTACTGCAGGTCAAATTGTTGAAGGAAGCATTAAACGAGGAGGTGATCCAGTACTTACAAAAAAGATAGGAGGTTGGAAAGATCTTAATCGTATAAGTATACAGGAATATATGTATAAACGTTCACTTTTCAAATTAAATGTCAATCGTCAGTTTGAACAAGCTATTAAAGAAGTTGCAGTTGATTGTACATTAAACAAGAATGGAAACGTTATTCGTTTAAATGAAATGTATACACCAAATGAACAATATAACGGCACATGGAATTTAGTATATGAAAATTATTCTACAGGTGAAACCTTTATTCGCGTTGGGTGTCGTTCAAAAACACCTGGTTTTCCCGATAACGTTTTTACATTAAAAGATATTCTTGATAATACATCAATGCGTTCAGGACTATTTTCGTTTAAAAATACAACGACTGGCTTAACAAGAACAATTAAAAATCTTATTGTCCCTGAAAAAATTGATTGTAAGGATTCAGGGTATTCCTTTTCCTTTCCTGAAGAAATTGTGAGGTTAACAATTAATAAAGAACTCACTCCAATGTTGTTCAAGATGGGTGAAAGACGATTGTACGACTGGGTATTTTCTGTTATAAATAACCCCAATGACCCTACTCTTGTTGATAAAAAACTTCCCAATAAACTTCGAAGACTTTTGGCAAAACGTACCAAGGAGCGTGAAAAATACATTAATGGATTACGTGATCATGGATTTAGTGGAAGCGAAGAATTATGGGAACAATATACAACGGAACAATTGCGTATAGAATACAATGCAATTAATGGAAATTAAATGTAATTTTCATTGAAAATAAAAATAAAAAGGGTTTGCAAATAAAACAATGCCGCTACCTCCAGCAAAAAGTCGTAAACCAGGAAAATGGAATGGAATATCGAGATGTGGTGGACGTGATGTCACCCCTTTACAAACGTATGCAACCAACTTAAACCTTCCACGAGGATTTCTTGCAAATCTTCTCCATGAAAGTCAATACCTTGAAGAATATGATGTTATTCCTAACTTAAATGAATGTGAACTTACCTTTCCTAATTCTGACTGGTTTGGTGTATATATCACCGATCCTCAAGGAAATGGAAAATATTGGTTTGATGCCAATGGAAATGAAGTCCCTTATGTTTATTATTTTAAAGTAATTGAAGGAGCCGATGGATACCCACAGATAGATGAAGCCAATGCTACGTTTACAAAACCAGCTGAACTTGCAAATGCTCGTCCTTGTGTGATTCGCGATGGAAAATGTTATACACCTGCTCCAGAACCTAAAACAGATCGTAAAAGAGGTTCACCTGGTGGTTCAGCTACTTCTTCGGTGAGTTCTACTCCAGCTAAAGCCACAAGAGCCGCAAAGGCAGCAGCATCACCTGCTAGTCAGCCAGTTGTTAATATACCTTCAGATACTTTACAGGCTGCTATGGAGGCGCTTCAGATAGGTCCAAAGGAAGTTGCTCAGGCTGGTTCCAAACTTCCCCGCGATGAGGCTGAAAAACTTGATCGTAAAATGATGATAGACTGGATGTCAAACAATATGAAAGAACAAGACATCATCGGATGTCTCGAATCAGGACCACTTTCCCAACAAGATCGTGAAAAGATTGCCCAACTTAGAGAAGACATTGGCGCTGGTGTTGCTCCAGGTGGTGGTGGCGGTGGTGTTGAAGAGGCAGCCGTACGAGCTGCACAGGTAACTCCATCAGCTGAAACACTTAAAATGTTTAAAGCAATTAGTAAAAAGGAACTTATGGATCAACTAAATGCCATTTCCAATATGAATGATCGTAAACAAGGTATTATTCAATTGTGCAGACGTGCAGGATTGAACTACCAATTAGATAATTCAAAAATCCCCAAGATAATTGGACCAGGTGGTCAAACAGTTCGTCCGGAAGTTGCATTAGAAGAATGTGCACGTGCTGAGGCTCGCCGCGCCCATGAGATGTTGGCTGCTCGTGTCCAACGTGCATCTGGGTTAGCAAGAAAGATGATTGCAGGCAAGTATCCTGCATACACACCACCTTCAACGGGTGCTGGTCCAAGTAACGTTGCTGCTCCAGTTTCAGGCGGACAGATGAGCGCCACACAAGCCACTTTTGTTGGTGAATTTGTTGATGATGTATTAGATCTTCTTAAAAATGAAGAATATGACGATTTTGCAGCCGCCATTAATAATACAGGTATCAATCTTGAATTACGCGATGATGGTTTTTACCGAGACGGTGTTTACTTAGACACTGATAGTGATGAAATGCAAGATCTTATCGATGAAGCTGGGTTAGCGTATATCAAGAAATTCAATGTCTCCTTTGGCCGCAGACGTAAATGTGGAAAGGTTCGCAAGAATGCAAAACATCCTCTCAAGGTGTCTAAGGTTAGGTCGAACTTTACATGTGCAGCGAAGAAGTGTAAACGTGCCAATGGAAATTACCAAGCATGTATGAAGAAGACATTGCGCAAGATGTACAAGCGTAGCTCTTCATTTGGAAAAAAGAAGCGTAAAGGGTCTTCTAAGGTCACTGATATCTTTCGAAAGGCAGCAAAGCATTGCAAAGGGTCCAAAAATTACCGTACATGTATGAAGAAGACTTTACGCAAGATGCACAAAAAGCGAAGCTCCTTTGGAAAGAGACGTAAACAAGGTTTACGTCGCCGCAAGTCTGAAGGACTTGCTTTTAAGAAAGGTAAAGGGTCTTCTAAGGTCACAGATATCTTTCGAAATGCCGCAAAGCATTGTAAAGGCTCCAAAAATTACCGTACATGTATGAAGAAGACTTTACGCAAGATGCACAAAAAGCGAAGCTCCTTTGGCAAAAAGAAACGCAAGATCCCAACACCACGTAATAAAAAGATGGTGTACAAGATTCGTCTTCGTAGAACACACCCTAAACGAAAGAGTCCACGTGTATCTGCAACATCAAAACCTGTAGGAACTGTTATGAAAGGAGTTGATGGAAATATGTGGGTTGTAAAAAAGACAAAAAATGGGGTTAAAAGGTGGATGAAAAAATAATGATTGTTAATAACATTCAATGGATCGTTTATCGAAAAAGACACCTAAATTGGTAAATGCTGAAAATTTTGTTTTACCCGAAGTAACAGTAAATACACCAAAAAAATGGAACTTAAATAAGATTTTATTAATTTTATTTGTTTTATTTATGATATTCTTTTTATACAACTGTAAGTATGGAATGTTCCAGAGTATGGAAGATGTTCCTGAACCTTATTTACTTAATTCGTAGAAATTGTAAAAATAAAAAGAATAATTAATTTATAGAAAATGTCAGACGATATCGGAGGTACCCCTATTGTACGAAATAACCAAGGCGGTGTTCAACAAATGGGTCCACCTTCCATGGGTCCACCAATGGGAATGGGATCCCAAATGTCACCTGAAGAACAATACATGCGCCAACAAATGGCTATGCAACAACAACAACAACAAGCTCCTCCAAGTGTTCAACAAAAGAGTATACTTAAGAAGACCAGTAAATTTGGTGGATCTGGTACCCCCTTTGATTTTGATTCTGTTACTTTTAAGAACGGACTTTTAGTTGCAGCCATCTTTTTGATACTCAACAGTAAAATTATATGGTCACAGATTATGAAAATTCCATTTATGGGAAGCTTAGAACCAAGTATAATAGCTTTAGTTACAAATGCAATTCTAGCCGGTATTGTTTTTTATATTATTTCAAATTTAATTTAAAGAATTCTTTTTTTATTGTATAAAAGTACCTTAGGGTCATGGAGCTTTCTTCCAAAGAATCTCTTTTAAAGATAAAACTTGTCGAATTTTATAAGGAACCAGCAAATTTACAGATACTCCTTCCTATTATTTTACAACAAACGAGACTTTCATTAAGATCACTTGATTGGTTTGTGACAAATTTTTCAAAGAAATATAACACAAACTTTATCATTGAAAAAAATGGAAATCAAGTAAGTTATTTTCCCTTTAAAAGTTATAAGTCACAGCTTAAGGCATATTCAAAGAAATTCTGTGATCCCTTTTGTCGAAGAGATCGTGTTGTCTTTGATTACCTAAACAACGTCATTATCGATTTTAGACCTGATATTAAATTAGGTCATAAAGAGTACATAGTGACAACAATAGGTCAATTAAATTTTTTTCGATTTGCTATTCAAGATAATATCATAAAATATGCAATTGACAATATTGAAGAGATAGAAAATGACATGAATGGAACATTAAAACAACGAGAAACTGAAAAGAAGAATATTAATTTTATGGAACTAAAAAGTATTAAACGTAAGGAGCTTAGTGTACCAGGCAACAAGAGTGTCCATATTACACGAATCAGTGCTGTTATAAAGTTTGTGTAAACATTCATTTTTTCAAAATGAAAAGTTACTTTAAAAAATATGCGTTATGATTACCAGAAAGAGTAATCATTACGATATTTTAATGGGCAAACAAGATTTACCCCCTTTAAAAAAATGGGTACTGCAAAACAGGTACTTTATAAAAACGACGGATACCAAAGAACGTAAAGCAGTTGCAACTCATTTTTTATTGGACGGTGGTATCTGGGGTATACCAAAAGAAAAGTATTCTGAATTTTTGGGTTTATTAGCTGTAGATCTTCAAAATGGTGAAAAACATTACATTTGTGAAAACCGAACGGAGATATTTAAGTTTATTTGTGATATTGATATGTTTGAGGACTCTGTTGTGACCACTGAACAGATTTCCAGGGTTATTGAAGTACTTAATGATATTGTGAGTGAGTATTACGGACCTTCGAAGGTTATTATTTGTGGGGCAGATCCTAAAATGGTAATAAAATCAGAAACTGAATTATTTAAATCAGGTTTTCATTTGGTGTGGCCGGATATATGGATTTCGGTTGACAACGCGAAACGACTTCGTATTCAATTTATTGAAACATTAACTTTAAAGTTTGGTGAACGTGAAAAACATAACACCTGGGAAGATGTTGTTGATCTTGCAGTGTACGAAGACAATGGTTTGCGTATGGTTGGGTGTCGTAAAATGGGTATTTGTAAAAGCTGTAAAAACAAGAAGGAATTCAGAGATACATGTGTGACGTGTGAGTATACTGGTAAGAAAGATGAAAACCGTATTTATAGTCCCAAGGCGGTTGTAGGTCCTTGTGAAAAAAGTTATTTTGGTAGTATTTGTAATTACTCAGTTATGGTTTTTGAAACAAGTATTTATAACTATCTAAATTATCCTGAAACACCAATGATAAAAGAGTGTGCTATTGAATTAAAGGAAAAGAAGAAAACCCGAGGTGTTGTTGAACCCAAACAGGAAAATGAAATGATTGTTAAAATAGAAAACTTTATTCATCGTAATTACAAGGGCACACATTCAAAAGTTAGAATAACCAAACTCACCAAAACTGAGAATTGTTATTATGCAGAACCTGATGATAATTTTTGTATTAATGTAAATAGAAATCATTCTAGTTCTGGTGTTTATTTTCAAGTAACACCAACTGGTATATGTCAGCGTTGTTATTGTAAAAAGGAAACGTTAGATGGTAGGTATCATGGTATGTGTAAACATTTTTCAAGTCCAGAGATACCTTTGTCTAAAGTGCTTCAGAATTTTTTATTTGGTTCTCAGGTTGCTTCAAAGGCATCTAAAAAGAACATTGTTAATATGAACATTACACGTAATACTATTAGTTCTTCATTAGATTTATCAGTAAGTGTTTCACAGAATCGTTTTCAAACCATTTCCATGGAAAAGGAAGTTTGTTTAATGAATTGTAAAAATATACTTTTTCAAATAGAAAATGAATTACTTAAAAGAAATTAAATCTTTTTAAAGAATTACCTTTTTAAAAAAGAAAAGCAGTATGAGTCGGTATGATCTTGAAGCCGCTAGAGACCGTCTTGAACAACTTGGTGTTGATATATCAACTTTACACCAAGACTATTACAAAATACCATTGGAAAATATAGACATTTCTAAAATTGAACAAGATCAACCAAAAAAAAGTAAAGTTACAAGTAAACATACCATTATTGTTGATTCACGACAAAGAAATTATTCTATTTATCCTACACCCAGTGAATATCTTGTGGAACTTATGGAACCTCATCGTAATGTGGAACGTATTGAACTTATTGCTGCGATGATGCCTAAAACAGAATACAATGTGACTACTGAAAATAATCTTTTATTGGTAACTGTTAATGGTGTAACAACAACGTGTTATTTAACTGAAGGGCAATATACCATTGGGTCAAATGCAACTGGTGGGAATTATGTTTCTGATGGAACGGAGTGTGTGTATGGTCTTATTGCTGAATTAAATCGCGTTTTACAAACTGTTCATCCTGATTTTTATTCATTTTTGGCAACAATGCCTGTTTCATCAGGTGGTACGGGTAAAAATGCAAGTATTTTGAATAGAATAGTCATTACGAATGAAACTGTTGCTTTTTCCATTGATTTTACTAATACCAATTATATGTCGGGGAGTCCATTTCGCGTACTTGGGTTTAATAAAGACATCTACCATTCAGGTGTAAATACAGTAACTATTTATGGAAATTCTGATACAGGTCATTGTACATCAAGTGATTTACAAAATGGAACAACAAATACTATTGGTATTAATAGTATTGCAAGTATATATGATTATAATCTAAAAGATGATCCAAAGTATATTATTATGCAACTTGATTTTGGAAATAAATCAGCTGATCGTATAGAAAGTTCAGATATTGCAACAAATCAAAAATTTGCAGTTGTTATTTATGATGCAAATGAACCTGATACTATTTATACATATAACGGTGTTAATTCAGGACCAGTACAATTAAAGGTACAGCGTCCACCTGGAACATTGAAAGCGTTAAAAGGTACTGATTTTGATAAAAAGATTTTAACATTTGAACCACCTATTACATTAGAAAATTTAAAAATTTCATTTTATAAGTACGATAATAGTCTTTACAATTTCCATAATAGAGAACATCTATTAACTTTTGAATTTGATGTTGCAGACTATGATCCTAAATATAGGTACTAAATGTACCTTAAATTACCGTTACTAAATGTACTTTTACCGTTCCTAATTTTACCTTTTTAATTTAAAAAAAGGTTTTTAATTTTTTACAAAAATAAATTTACTTAACAAAATCGACGTTTATAATTCAAAAAAGTGAAAAATGAACATCGATTTCTGTAACTCCAAGGCTTACCTTATTGACTCGAAGGAACTTAAAGAAAAAGTATACCTTGAATGCGAGTCTTTATTTGGTGTTTCATTAAAACGAGACAACTTTCCAGGTCCCCAACCAGTAACCATTGAAAAGAAAAACTTACCTTTAACAGAGAAATACATGGTATGTGAAAAATCAGATGGAGAGCGGGCTGTATTATTATTGTTACAAATTAATACCAAACCAATGTGTTTTATATTAAATAGAAAAAATGAATTGTATTTTATGGATTTCTCCTTTAAGAAAGAGGTATTTGAAGGAAGTGTCTTTGATGGTGAAATGATTGAAACAAAAACTAACGTTTGGCATTTTTTAATCCATGATTGTTTTTCTTATAACGGGACAAGTTTTGTAAATAAATCACACAATCTTAGATATGCCTGTGGTATTGATTTTATTACGAAAAGATATAATCCGAGGGCAGAAACAGATCCTTTTTTGATTAAAACGAAATTGTTTTATGAATATGGTCCGGAAATTTCAAAAACATGGGAACATATTCAAAAGACAAGCGAAAATAAAATAGATGGATTAATATTAACACCGGTTGATCACCCGGTTTTATTTACCAGAGACAATAACCTCTTTAAGTGGAAAGAAACCCATACTATAGATTTCTTTGCAAAAATTGTTGGAAAGAAAATCAATTTATATTATTATAAGAAGGTTTTGAGTGTGTATATTTCTTTTAAACATGAGACTAAAAATTACAATACAATTGTTGATTTCGTTGGAGAAAACGTAGATCTTCTGAAAGGAGCTGTTATAGAATTTAAAATTGTTGGGGATTTTTACGAACCTTATAGACTCCGGACAGATAAAAATAGACCCAATGGAGAAATTACTGTTAATAATACCTTTAAAAATATACAAGAAAGTATTTCCATATCAGAACTTGGATCAAGTGAAGTTCTTTCACATTCTCTGAATAGTCTTAAATTGTAATTTTTATTTCAAAAAAATATCACTAGGTAAATCTGAATTACCCGTCACTAGAACAGGTATACTTCCATAAAATATACCTTTTTTCTGACAATAATCATTAAAATTACCATCAGTAGCTCGTAAAAATCCAGTGTTTTCAAAGTAGTTTACCATATTTTCAGCACCTTTTAAAGTAAGAATATAAGCAAGTGAACAAGGATTTACCCCGTCATTAAGAACACATACGTATTTATTTAAACGTTTTTTTGATAATGTTTTAAAGTCTTCATTAAAATCCCATCGTACAAAATGGGCACCCGAAGCAAATTTATGGAATCCAATATTTACCATTTCGGAATCCTTGGGTAGATTTTCAACAACCTCATTCACAAGTTCCATAAAATTTGGAATAAGGATAGCATCATCCTGAAATATAACACTAAATGGGTATTTTTTATCAACAATGTCTTTCATTATGTAGTAATGTGAAAGTTGATTTCCTTTAATCCTGTTGCCAAACCAATGACTATTAAAATCACCTTTTTCAAAAAGTTTTAATTCTGCTTGAGTAAAAACATGAGAATCACCATCAATTGCCGTAAAACGTTGAATGAGTTCCTTAGGGACACCTTCACGTTCAGCTTCTTTAATGAAGTGTTCATTTCTGTTGGGGCGCTTGTCTAGATTTATGTAATAAAAACGGGAAACTGACATTTTTCTTATTTTTAATACATAATATACTTTTCTTTAAATTACATTGTTTTTTTAACTTCTGCGACGGCGACCAATGCTGCTGACCTTTCGGCTGTAGTCTCTCATGCACTTCATGCGTGCCTTGACACTTCGGACACCTGCGCATGGAGCTGCTCCAAACTTACGGCGACGGCGAGTCCCGGTTGCAGATCTGCGTCTGCGACCGAAGGCACCGCAGCTGGTTCGGCGTCTGCGTCTGCGGCCAAAGCTGCTGCTTTTGCTTGTGCAAGGTGATGGGTAAAGCCCGGTGCTGTTGAATCCAAGAACGCCACCCTGTCCATTAGGGCAGAATTCATAGCCCATAGAGGCACTTAGAGGAGGGTTACCGCCGTTCCCGAATCCGCTTCGGCGACCGGCGCAATGGCGCTTGTAAAAGGCACGGAAGGCGGTCATGGCAGCCTTGCGAGAAGTCTTTCCGGAACGAGCACCAACGCGGCGACGCTTCCCGAACCTTAATTGAGATTGAATACATGCCAATTGTGGTGTCATTTTTCTAGCTTCACATTGTCTGGTAAAATTATTAACTGCTTTACCAGTTCTTTGATCTCGCATGTTTACTGGTGGTGGTGGTGGTAAATTTACCTTTACATTTCCAAACATTGGAAGACGGCGACCGAATGCCATATGAGATCCGCCAAAGCCATCTGGCTGTACGATCTGGTCGTACATACCAAACCCGCTCATGCGGCGACGGCGGCGACCGAATTCCATTTCAGCTTCACCAAAGGCATCGCGGCGCTTGGACCCCTTACGACGCTTGGTTGATTTAGAGCCTTTACGCTTCTTGTAGGCCTTTTCTAGTCGCTTCTTAAGAGCACGGGCCTTTCGGAGGCACATTTTCTTAAGTGAGGCAACAGATTTGTATACGCGCTTGCCTCCAACTTTCTTGGTGGCTTTCACGCGGTACTTCTTACAAATACGAAGAAGCTTAGAAGGAGGTTTGCGAGAAGATACCTTCTTAGCGCGTTTGGTGCTTTTACGACGTTTTTTACCAAAACTGAGTCCAAGAAATTCCATTTTATATACCTCTTTCCTAGAATTTATTTTTGCTAAAAATTAAATTAAATTAAATTCACAAAAAGTAAATTTTGTGTAAAATTGTTGAAGATTCCATTGCGTGAGTATTCTCAAAAATTCTTTTTTATTTTTACAAGTATAAAAATGAACGGGGAAATTTTCTTGACTGGTAAATAAATCCCGCGCTGTTTGGTAATCAAACGAATCCGGTGCAGTGTACTTTGTTTCATTTTCTAAAAAGGTAGGTATATCACCCCATTGTTTTATAGCGTTATAAGCAGTCACGGGTCCTACTTTAGGTATTGTACACGTATAATCACATCCGCAAAGTATACAAAGATCAACAAATTGATGGTATTGCATTTCGAGTCCTCCTAGAACTTTATCAAGTTCACAAAGTGTGTACACATTTTTTTTAGAAAAAACAACACCTCTTGCACCAAATGTAAGAGAATCGGTATCTTCTGTCATAATGTAATCAGCATACCCATTTGTTTGTAAAAACACACATGATTTTTCAGCTTCTGCCTCAATGTGAAAAAAAGGGATTCCTATACTTTTTAAGAATTCCATAACTTCAATGGAATGTTGACGAGTCACCGTTTTTACATTCTTTTCTAAGGCTTTTATTTTACGACAAATAGCTTTTGTTTCAGTGTCAGGGGATTCGTTATCAGAATCAATAAATTCCTCGCCAACTGGCAAACGATCCTTTACTTGTTCCTTAAGATCTTTTAACTGGGTCACCTTTTTTTCATATTGTTCTTTACGTTTCTTAATAACAGCTTGCTTTTCCTTAGGAGGTTTTCCATCAAAGACAAAAATAGGTTTTATACCAAGTTCAAGAAACTCTAATGTTTTCTGTAAGAAACCAAGTATATGGAAATTATCAGTGTCGTAAAGGTAACGGTATTTATACATTAAAATACTTGAGTCTATACATACCGTTTTATTGTAAAGAAAATTAAGATTAATTTCTGTAAATGCTTCAGGAGCATACTTTTTTATAAGATTTTTAAGGCCCTTGATCCCCATTGTAAAACACCTTTCTTTAATCTTATTACGCTCAATTGTTTAAGTCGCTTTAAAAAAATAATATGTAAAAGTACAAATGACTCGCCGTACAAGTTTTGGTGCCTCTAGTAGTTTCCCGATGATTGGTATTGTTGTAGGTGTAATTGTTTTACTTGTGGTTGTATTTTTTGTGTACAAGAAAATCTCAAACCCTTCTCATACTGCTACAACCATTGTAAATTCAGCTGTTCCTGCAGCAGTAACTGCTGCAGTTCCTGCATTAAAACCACAAACCTTTATAGGAAGATTTAATACTTTTCTCTTTTATGGCCCTAGTGTCGAAGGGCCATGGACACCTTTTAAAAATAGTTCACAGTACCTAACAGTTGTAAATTTAGGCGACGGGACGTACGGAGGATTAAGTAATTATGGAAACGAATTAAATTATTCTATTCCATCAACAAGTATCGGGACACTTAACGGTCCAGATTGGTCTAGGTCTCCAAATCCTATCGGTACTCTTACTGCAACACCTGGGACAAATATGAACGGTCCCTCTTTTAAAACCATGGTCACATTAAATGATAAAACATTACTTGGTGTAGGATTAGATGGAAAATTATACACTTTTGATACTATTTATGGAAATAATATGAAAAAAGTAAATATTGAAGGAGATCCATTCTTTTTCTTTGCAACGCAGATTAAAGACGGTACATTTTTAGCAACTGATAATAGTAATACACTTATGAGTGCACCTGCTCTCAAAGGGCCATGGACAAAATTCACTGATATTGCTGGACCTGGTGGAAATTACTTTGGAATGATTCAGCAATTGAACGATGGGTCATTTGTCGGGCAAGCACCTAATGTTGGTGTAATAACTTCAGCAACCATTAAAGGACCGTGGAAAAGAGTACCTCCTCAAACAGCAGTTGATCTAGGTGGAAATACTCAAAATGGTGAATTTATTACAGCTGTTTAATCGTCAGTATCCAAAAAAGGAATAAATTTTGTTTTTTTGGGTTCTGTAAAATCAAGCACACGTCCTTCAGGTCGCTTTTCACGTGGTGGGCGATATTTCGGATGTTTTTGAATACCAATTTCACGATAAACCAACACAGAGTCCCAGAATTCTTTTATTTTTGGGAGTTCCTTAGAAAACCATTCACGATTTCGATGGACTTCAACAACATTTAAAGTATATTCATTGTCTGAATTTCCTGGAATAAATTCTATAAAGTGGGCAAGTTCAAGATTACAAATTTCAAGATTTAATAACACCTGGGAAAGGTAATGATGAGGAACCTCTCCCATAACAATTTTACGTTTTATAGGACACTTGACTTCCAATAAAATACCATCAGTTGTTATTCCATCGGGTGAACCACCCAACCAAGAGTACTCTTTATGTAATAATAATCCAAATGAAAGTACTTTTTTGTTGTATCGTTCAGAGTATTTTTCGATCGCGATGTCTTCATAATGATTTCCCCATTGAGTCGCTGAATTTCCAACAAACGGCTTAGGATTAGCATTACATTTATCAATAAGTAAGTTCCATGGGGTCTTGTAATTATTTTCACCTAGAACAGTTGGTAGATCACTTGCAGTTATTGCATTTTCACGCTGTTGGTACCATTCAGGTGTGCGCTGCTCAAATTGGGGAATAAGTAATAGTTCTTGAACGCGGGGATCAATGGGTGGTTCCATTTTTTATAAAACAAAGAGCATTTCTTTAAATTACATTTTTTTAAGATAGTTTATGTCACGACAAACTTTACCGAGTTTATTGTGACTTTTACCGAATTTTTGTGTTTGATTTTGTCCAAAAGGTATTTTATTGACAGGTGTTGATGTCATGGAAATTTGGTTCATAAGAAAGTTTCCTTGGTATACCGGTACGTTTTCCATACCAGCTACCATTTCGGGACTCCATCCCTGAGAAGTTGCAAGACCAGACGCCATTAAAGGTTAAAACAACTCATTATTTTATTTTGTTAAAAAATGAGTTGTTTTAATTCACCAGTGTCATGCATTTGTTTGAGATCAAGACCTTCCTTTTTTAAAATAAACATAAAGAAAACACCTTACTCTATTAAATTGTTTTCATTTATGTGTCTGGTTACCTACAATAGACACAGTAGTATTAAATTTCGCGTGTTAAGATTTTAGTTGTCTTCTTGAACCTTCGGGGCTAAACAAAATTGAAGTTTTCCTAAATTAGAAACGTTGTATTCAATAACCAACGGGTATTCCTTTTTTAAAAATATTTCCACAGTACTACACAAATTAGTGCTTTTAGTGAACGAATTAAGATATTTAAGGTCAAATTTTTCACTTACATTTTGATTTTTTTTAGAAAAGATAAGACCATTTTGAGCTTCACCTATAATTATTTTCTGAGATGCAAAGTCTCCATTACTCTCTAAAATAAACTTTGATTCAGTACTACTAATAATAACGTGATTACTAATAACTGAAAGATCGCGACAATACTTTTGAAGGTCAATACTTGGCATACTTATTACAGAATCATATTGTATATCAGGTATTTCAAGTTTCTCTTCTGAAATGTCAAGCATTTTCAAAAAACTCTCTGTGACTGTATTTTTCTCTTTATTTTCAATTCGAATACCAAGTTCATTTAAAGAATTTTTACGTATAAAAATTGTTAAAACATCATTATTACTTACAGTCTTTAAAATCTTGAAAAGATAGATCATGTTAATACCACACATGTTTTTCGACACACAGTGGTATTCTTCAAAATTATCTTTTATAAGTCTGACATAGACTAGAGCAACTCGTGCGTTGTCCATAGTCATTATTTTCAATCCATTTGAGTCAAAATACAAATTAATATCAGTGAGTACTTCTTTTAAAGATTCAACGAGAATCTTGATACTCTGGGACTGGACAGTTTTTATATAAAGCAAGTAGTTATCCATGTCGTTTATTTTGTTTTTTAAATTGTATTCCTTTAAATTAAATTATTTATTATTTGATCTTCGTTTAATATTCGAAGTGTTGCATTGTGTTGAATGAGATCGTTGTACATTATAAGTTGTTCAGGACTCAAAGTTGTTTTGTTATTTAAAAACATTCGAAAGTATTTCGTGGCGTATACTTGTTTTCCATTAAAATGAAAGGTTGCACAAACAAGTTTATTGTATTTTTTTAATAAATTTGTCTCAGTGACTAAAAAATCACTTTTACAAATTATATCATCGGGTTTATATACATTGATATAATCCTTAAGATCATAGTTGTAATGAACATAAATATATAATTCACTAAACGATTTAAAAAAAGCAATGTCAAGATCTGTTGTTTTTAAATAATCATCACATAGACCTTCAGTTATATCTTGATCTAGTTCAATTTTTATTATATTTTTTGATTGAATGTAATCCCATTGAGGTTGCGTTTTAAACTTCGTACCAAGATCAGGAAACTGTTCATCAAAAAGTGTCCAGTTTTTTATTTTAGCTATTAATAAAACCTTTTTATT